GCTTAACAGCAATAAGGATTGATTCGCTAGCTCAGCAGGTAGAGCACAACACTTTTAATGTTGGGGTCTTGGGTTCGAGCCCCAAGCGAATCACAGCAAGGGATTACAGAAATGTAACCCCTTTTTTCTTATTATCAGCATATTATGTAATTATCAATGATTTATACGAACAAACGCGGTTCTATATTTGTTTCATTTTAGTTCACTATATTTCATTGTATTTCATGAAATGTGCAACAAATGTGATACCCTTGTGTGATACCAAATCTTTTAAATTATGAAGTACCCAACAGCAAGATTTGTGTTTGACCGGAAACACACAGCAAGCAAGACAACAAAAGGAACCGTTCAGATAGAAATATTATTTGAACGGAAAAGGAAATGGATTAGTACAGGCGTTAGGCTATATTCCGACCAATGGAGCGAAAAAAACAAAGTCAAGAATACAGTTCAGTCCATAGACCTGAACGAAAGACTCGATGCACAGATACAGAATATAAACGAATTTATCAACTCACTTATAAAGAACAAGGAACCCTTTAACTTTGAAAAGCTGGAGCATTTCCTAAAGTATTCACAGCAGAAAGAGAGTTTTCTTGACTTCATAAAGCGCCGGGTAAGCGAAAGAACAGATTTAAGAAAGGGAACTTTAAACACCCATGCTACATTAATAAACTCTCTGGAAGAATTTGGTAGAATCGTTTATTTTTCCGACATAACAACGGCCAACATAATGTATTATGATGATTTCCTACATAAGAAATATAATAAACAGACAACCGTTCATGGCTATCATAAACGCTTGAAAAGATATATAAACGAAGCTATTAAATATGAGTTGTTAAAAGACAACCCATATAATAGACTCAAATTTGACCGTGGGAAAAGCGAAGGAATAAAATACCTTACCATGGACCAAATAAAGCAAATACAGAATTTAGAAATAACATCAGAAAGCATTAGTAAGGTTAGGGACTTATTTGTCTTCCAATGCTTCACCGGTCTGTCTTATGCAGATTTATCCAAATTCGATTTCTGCGGAGTAATCAAGAAAGGAAGCAAATTTTTTATTAGAGATATTAGAATAAAAACAGAAGAAGAATACTTTCTTATGCTCCTAAAGCCCGCAATGGAAATATTGAGAAAATACGACTTCAAGCTACCGATAATAAGCAATTACCAATATAATTTAAGGTTGAAAGTCGTTCAGGAAATTGCAAGAATAAAGCAAAGCCTTCATTCCCACATGGCAAGACACAGTTTTGCGGTAATGGCTCTGAATATGGGCGTATCAATCGAAAACCTTGCCAAAATGATGGGACATACAGATATAAAGACAACCCAGATATACGCGAAGGTGTTGAATAAGTCCGTGCAGGAAGAATTTGAAAAGATGGACAGCAAGTTATAATCCAAACAACCCAGTGGGTTAAATTCAACCCAAAACAAGCGCAACAACCCACTGGGTTATAAAATCATTCTCGCCCTTCAATAAATTCTTTTAATCTGTACAGCCTGTCAATTGACGGGTTATAAAACGGGTCGGGGAAATGCTGGTTTATATCGTGTATATTCGCCTGTACGTATTTCTTGACATCGAATATATTCTCCGACTCGCTCAACTCTATTTGAGCAGGTAATTGAGCCGTTAAAGCCCAATGAACAATAGCTTTTACACTATCTTCGTCGTATGCGTATTTACTTTCTTGTGCCATAAAATATTTATGTATATATAAAATCAGGTGCAAATCTATTTAAACCCGTTGAAATATCCCATTATTTTATCTGATAATTCACGCAGCCCGCAGCATATATACGTTTCAGTCATCGTTACACTGGAATGCCCTAACATCCGGCTGATAGAATACAAGTCCGCACCTCTTAAATATAAGTTGGTTGCGCAAGACTTCCGGGCGGAATGCGAGGAAATAAATTCCCACTTTTCACCGGTTATATATTCGCCCGCCTGGTACAGCTTTATACGCTTGCTTATCCCACATCGCCGGCATATACTTCTTATCGTGTCATTAAAGGTCACATCCGAAACCTTTCGTTCATTGATGCCGTATTCCCGGTTTTCTTTCAATATCCGGAGCACAGCAGGAGCCGCCGGTATCTCCGCTTTAATCTTGGTTTTCCGTGAAACATATATCAGCCTTCCGTCTACTATGTTGTCCTCTGTAAATTCTATATAATCCGAATGTCTGGCGCCTGTAAGGCAACCGAGCAAAAAGCAATTTTTTACAGCGCGCTCCGTTTCATTAATAGGATTATACGCCAATAACGTTTTTATCTCGTCATCCGTTAGCCACGTACTTTGCGTAGCGTCCTTTTTTAAGGTCAATATAGCCTCAAAACCTTTTGGAAAAGAATACATATCGCTGTACAGGTTAAGAATTGATTTAAGCATAGCGCAATAGGTTTTAGCGCTATTGGTGGCCACCCTTTCATTAAGAGCCTGAACAAAGTTGTACAACCTCGGTTTTGTTATGCTGTCGAATGTACATTCCACTTCGTTAACCTCTTCATACACCCGCAACACCTTTCCGTATTGCGGGTATTTCTTCAAAAACACTTCCTTTAAAGTCTCCATATTATTCACCTGATTTATTGTCTTTTGTTTTCCCTATCGCCATAGCGATGCCTATCAAAGCCGACGTAATAACCAGCGCCGGGCTGATGTTCCATAATATCACTACCAGAACAATTGCCCAAAGTATAAAACCTAAATACATATTATTTCCTCCTTTAAATTATTCGTTTATTAAATCCACCAACTATTTATACCTCCTACCTTAATTCTGCTTTAATCTTTAACAGCAACCAGCTTTCCGCCTTCCGTCATAACAAACCGTATTACCGATTCTCTTCCCAACAAATAAGAGTCCCCAAAGAGCGTATATCCTGCAAAACTATCGTATTTTAGAGAACCTTTACCGACGGTTTTAGATTGTCCGTCATGATACACTATATCACCTTGCTTTATTTGTGATATATGAACCTTTTCAGCGGCAAATAAATGCTTTTCCTTATTAATATGCAACGCCAACACTCCCATATCCTTAAAATTTATCTGATTCATCATTTATAAATTCCTTGATTCTCTCTATATCGGTGCCGCTGACAAACAACACGGCACCGAATAACAATAACATAATACCTAACATACATTTATACGAACTGGTCTAACTCTTTTTCAAGCTCCGCCTGGTCAATTTCCGGGAACAGTTCTAAAACCAGATTCAAGGCCCCGCAATAGTCGCACCCGTATTCCTCTGTATCCATCAACCGCAACACCATTGTACACGGAATACTTTTGATACTATCAAATTCCGGATTATATATTTTTGTATTAAGCAATTCGCGTTCATTTATAACAATGTCGTTAGCCTTCATATTATATCCTCCTATATTTAATTATATAATACTTCTTAACCGTCCGTTTTCGCCTATATGCGTGTTAAGCATCTCCGCCTCTTTTGCGGCTTCTTCTTTAGTCGGATAGCATTCTATTATACAGTTGTCCAAACTATCTAATACGCCATAATATCCAGGTGTTAACGGCTTATCCTTTACGGTGTAACGCTTTCCTTTTACTTTCTTCTCGTAAAATTCCATATCCTCCGCAAGCGGGGTGTAATGTGATGAGGCGCTAAGCGTGCCCGATTCTATCTTGTCGTTAAACTCAATTATACCAGGTAAATCTTTTTTTAAGCTGCTTTTCACGCTCACACCGTCATAGGTTACGCGAAACTTACGTTCTCCATCCGTATATACATTGAAAACATCGCCCGGCTGTATATCTGCACGTACTTTCGCACTGGTCATGATTCCCGCGCCTTCAATATCATAATAGCGCACGCCGTTAAAGTTGTCCGTTTCGATTAAATGGATATTTTCAAATGATCCCGTTTCCTCCGCAAGTTCCGGGATATATATTTCTTCAGGAAGCGCCGGCAACTCTGTAGGCGTTATCAGTTCTTTCACCTTGTCCGCTTGTTTCTTGCTGAATATCCAGCCGGCACGCTTTTCTCCGTTATAATTTAAAGAAGGGTTAAAGCGTCCGCCCAGTTCCTTTAAGTGCTCTTTTATAGCCTTCGTATCGCCAAACACAGCAACCGCCTTTTCTGAATAGTCCACGATTTCCAGACCTTCAACCGTCACGGCTTCCACTTCTTTGGCTTCCTCAACCTTTTCAGTCTTAACGCTGCTTTTCTTTGCTTTCGGTTCTACAACCTTATATTCATCACTCACTTTTATCTTTAAATAAAAATTAGTGTCGTAATAATCCTGCATACCGTCGCTATCATCGTAACGGAAAGAACTTGCGTAAGTCGTAACAGCGTCCAACACTTCGAACATTTCCGGCGTTAACTCATCTTCCCATCCCTTTACGGTGTTCATCGTGGACATATAGCCACGATCTGCACTTCTTGAACCTTCAACAAAAGGAATGCAAGTGCCTTCTTTCAGCTCAACATACATTGAATCCGTGTACATACTCCATTCGGAACGTACAGAGAATTTAAAGTCCGGGAAATTCTTCTTTGCAAAAGCCCTGACCTTTGCGGCGATTTCCTTTGTACTTAAATTACTGTCATAGTTCGAACCAGCCCAACCGTTTGCGGTGTAGAAATTCATTGCTTTCATAATGCTATAGTTTAAATTGTTAATGATTCAACATTATAGCGCGTACACGTAAACCAATACAACACGATACCAGAAGCCTAACACAATAAGACTAAAAACGTATTTGTATCAAGTATATAAATAAATGGAAGAATATTTGCAGGTGAGAAATTAAAGAAGTACTTTTGCCTCCAGTCTGGGGGGGTACTTCTTTAAGTATTCCCAACCTACGAGGGTCTTAACATTGCAGTGTTAAGGCTCTCTTTTTTATTCCAACACTTAATAACACGCCTGTAAGAACAAGAACCTTATATCTATCTCTTTCTTACATTACAAATGTACGAATTATTTTGTAAACAGCAAGAATATTGCAAAATATTTTCATAAAATAATCATATTATAAAATATACAATAAACATAATACAATGTACTATATATCAAATACTTATAATATAAAACACATCCGTAAGAATATATAAATATATAATACCACAACAAGCATAATAAACACTTTAAATGCAATAGAAATAATCTATATTAACAATAAAACATATAGATAATATAAATATATGCAGGTTCTTGACGGAGTGTCTGCCGTAATAGATTTAATCTATATTACAAGATATATATATAGACAACACGAATAAGCATAGGACGCTAACAAAGCACAATGATTAATAGATATTATCTATAATACAGACATGTGATATTGATTTTATTTATTTACCGGATTGGGTGTCTTCGGCTGCGCTGTGACAGCCTTTACTTTATTCTCAGGACTGGAGGGTAGCAACAATGTAAACAAACACAAACTTTATATTATATGTATAATGTAAACCACAAACATCTATTATACAACAAAATACATTGCAAACACCCTGCAAAGAGCCACCCCCACCCCTTTATTTTTGTAAGGAAATCGGCGTAGTCACCTCACCTAAAAATTTTTTATTTTCTCCATTTTCCACCAATTTGTAATGATATTTTACAACAAATCAACCATTGCATTTTTACATTTTTGCACTATATAGACGATTATTGGGTAATTTTCTATGCTTTAACGCATATTAATTAGAAAATTTACTTGTTTTATAATCAAATAGTTGTATATTTGCATAATGAAGATAAAGAACATAGATATATGTATTTAGCCTTTACAGATAAAAGAAAAAAGGTTATTTTCATAAAATGCGCCTATAGGAGCATGCGTTATGTTCTTTTAAACACAAAATGAGCGACTTACAATGAATAGAAGGGAATTAAAGGATTATGTGCTCGGTCTGCTGTCGCAACATTGCGACGAATACGCCTCTACATTCAGGGATATATCTTTGGTTACAAGCAATCCGGAACGTACAGACAGATACGGCAGGCGTCTTGAAGGATTGTTCCGGGAGGGATATGGTGTTGTAACGAAAGACATTGCCGATTACCGTGTTCCGTTGTATGTTTTTACAGGAAAGATATACGAGTACATGGACTACAATGTGCTCTATGATGCCGTAGACAGGTGGCTTGAGAAAATGGGTGTTGCCGCCCGTGACCGAACTAATAAGATTATGTATTCTTACATGAACCGGATAATAAATGTCATTAGAGACCATGAGCTACAACCCGACCTTAGCATTATGTGCTTTACTAATTGCGTGGTTGACATGAACACTTTAAAGACTTACCCGCACTCTCCGAAGTTTGACTGTGTGAAGATGTATCCGTTCAAGTATGACCGCAAGGAGATTTTCAACTGTCCTACCTGGAGAAGCTTTCTTGGAGAAAGCTGGATACCTACGGAAGAGCTGGATGGCGTATTGCCGGAAAAGCACAAGCGCAGGATATTGCAGATGTTCCTCGGTGCTTGCCTTGTCAATAGGAAAAATATAAGCTTTGAATATTTCCTTATATTGCAAGGTACTGGTGCGAACGGTAAAAGTGTTATTTACCGGGTTCTAAAGGATATGTTTGGAGAGGATGAAATACTAAATATAAAGATGAGCCAGTTTGCAAGAGGTGGGGATGAGCAGTTACGCGCCGCCTACTCTATGTCAAGGAAAAGGCTTATGTACTGTACGGAAAGCAACCGGGGTGATTTCAAGGACATGAGCATTATAAAAGCTATATCCAGCGGAGAGCCGATTGCCTGCCGAGGAATAGGCGGGAATATCACGATGATGCAGAGACCTCCTATTATGCTGTGCAACTCCAACTACCGCTGGCAGCCGAAAGATTTCCTGAACCGTGACGACCCTGACGACGAGAGTATGCAGCGCCGCGCCCTGGTGCTGAACTTTGACAAGACAATACCGGTGGAAAAGAGAGACACCATGCTCGCAGAAAGAATGAAAGCGGAACATGCCGGTATAATGGCTTGGATTGTGAAAGGGCTGTGCGAACTTAAAAAGAACAATTGGCGGATGCCTGAGAACTTGGGCGGGAAGATTGATTTGAAACTGGAACGGATACGGTCGAGCGCTACAGGAAAGGATGGGAAACTCGTGGACGGGAGTATTTCGGAATATTTCAAATACAAAGAGTGCCAACCGGAAGAATTTGAAGGGAGCGGTTCCATAGAGCTGACATCCTCGGATATATACAAGAACTATGAACGGTTCTGTAAAAAGAACGGTGTCATCCCGGTTTCGCAAAGGAAGTTGGGCATTGACATGCTTTCACTCGGATACGTACGGGAAAAACGTGCAGATAAGGGATACAGCAATGTCTATACGCTGTGGTGTGGCAACGAGGATATTGTAAATAACTTCATGAGGCACGTTCCCAATATTGCGGAAGAGGCGAAGACCAATCTGTTTGAAGGTTGGGAGTACTCGGACGATGATTTTTTGAATGAAGATTGACAGATTTACTTAATTAAATATCAAAACTATGGATTTCGGAAAGACACAAATCGGGAACATGACTTTTGTCAAGTACAAGAAAGGCGGTTTGCCTTTTATTAAGGTATCAACCGTAAGCGGGGACTTCTCTGTTGAATATGGGGCAGGGCGCGTGATGTTCATGCTGCTCGACAATGCTCCAATAGAAGATAAGGTAGACAATCTGCCGATGCTTATAATACGCAATACGCAGTATGTGGCAAACTGCATTGATGCGGAGTTGCAGGTGGATGTGTTGAAGGCAGTCGGAAACGCCCTTGACCGTGCGGATGCCAAGCCCATATCCGACGAGGAGGACGCCAAAATTATTGAGGAGGAAAGGAAGATGTATGAGATGAAGAAGGAAATGGAGGATAATCATGAATGAGCCAATACTAATAACTCTTAAAAATGGGGGAAAATTGAAAGCGATAGAGAATGCGTTATTTGACAAGAACGGATACAATGTTAGATATTTAGGAGAAAACGGAAAATATTACTATCCCTCCGATATAGCTTCAGTACTACCGTTAGATAAAGGTAAGCAGATAAATGAAAGAGACTTTTGCTATCAGATAAGAAAAGACAAAGAGGAGTTGGAAAGGAAAATAGAATCAATGCTTTTATCCTTCTCATATCAGTATGGCGGAATTCATATAGATGCTTCCATTAAGGAATATGAAACAGCCGATGCGGAGACAGGGAAAAAATCCCCAATGTTTGCAGTTTCTTTAGGAATAAGAATTTAGCTATGGAAAATGAGTTCGGGAAGAACATATTTTATCGCAAAATGCGGCAGTAAATACTTACACGAATTGATATAGCAGAAATACACTTCTTAAGCCGGGTATCACTTCCCGGCTTTCTTTTTAGCGGCAAGATACAAGGAGCAATTATTGCATGAAAGTGGCAGATAGAAATGCACAGTGGTGTCCTCTTCCTTTATTTCGTCCTTTTTGATTTGCGTAATGTCTGCTATCATTTTAGTAAGGTCTATCCATTCCTTGCATCCCTCTTTCCCGTCATATTTCTTACGGGCAGCGATAAGTTTACGAAGTTGGTTTTCTTTTGATAGCTCGGAAGCAATATCTTCCTCACTGATACCATCTACCGATATATCATCCTCTTTCTCGCTCTCTTTTTGCCTGCGTTTAATCTTTCTGCTTGCAGAGGTCAAATAGTCCATGAAGTCTTTGTCGTCGGACAAAAGGGTATTCATGTTCTTCTTGTTTATCTCCAGGTTATATACCGGATTGTAAAGACCGGAAATAAGATAGGCGTCCTTGTCTTTCCATCCTAACGCTAAAAGGTCGGCAAAAGCCTTCTCTTTTATACTGATTCCCGCTTTTCTGCATTCAGAACCCAATCCTTTACTGAATGTTATTTTTTCTTCCTTCCCTCTCAACATATTATATGATTTTTAATTATACAAACACAAAATAGCAGCAGCATCTTATATGCCACTGGTTCTGATAGTCGGATATGGGATGATAGCCAACCATGCTGTCGCAATAAGAGCATGGGTAACTGCTCCCACGGTACGAATAAAAGCCCGTATATCCTTTATCCTTATGTTCAAGCCCCCAAAACAACATCCATGCAGAACCTACGGCGAAGCGGGTAAGGGTATTTAACGAGTTGTAAGCGGAATTAGACTTCCCTACCCCATAACTCACACCATCTGTTTTAATACGTGTGGCAGCAGCCCCGCCATTATAGACCGCCCGTTTAAAATAAGGATTGGTATAAGGTGAATTAAGATAAGACCTTATGCTATCCTTTATTTTATCTTTTCCGATTCCGGCTATCAGACCGGCTGCAATGGCAGCTTCCACTTCATACTGAAATCGGTTGCAATAAATGCTAATACGCTCTGATAATGTCTTTCCGTGGTCTTCCCTGTTTATAAAAGCGACAATGGCATCTCTTTCCTCCTTTCTGTCATATACAGAAAGAGTTTCCGTGTAATCGTAAATTAACTCACGCAACTTACGGAGTACTTCGCTTACGTCCCGCTTTAAGTTCTCATTTGCAGAGAACCGGAACATTGCAGGCTGAATATCATACTTGAATGATATATCTATAATCTCTTTTGCCGCTTGTACAAGAAGCTCCTCCAAATGACTTTGCATAGATATTTCAGCCTGCAAACGTAATTTTATGAAATCCTTGGCATCCTGTATCTGTTTTTTTGTAGGTTGCTTCATTGCTTGTCATCTCCTGCCGGATTATGTTCAACTCCATTATCTGTGGCGAATATTTGCTGGGATTTCAATTCATAAAGAATGTCAGCCTGCTGTTCTTCCTTCTTTTCTTTCATAATCCTATCCCAGTCGCGAGGATTGCTGTACATCTGAATTTGCTCATTTGCGGTCTGCCGGGACAAGAACCCGTTTTGAACAGCAACTGCAAGATTTTGTAGAAGTTCAGATTCATTCAGATGTATATACGGCTTTATCCAAGCATATACATTCAAATTTTGCAAGTCGATAAGATTTTCGGTTTCCACCCCATAGCCATAAGTGAATATCTTTACCATATCGTCAATGAGATGGTTATATTCTTGGGCATCCTTCATGGCATTTTCAAAAGCAGGAGAATAAAGCAGCTTTATGGCTACACCTGGAAGGTCTCCGCTTCTTACTTCCGGTGGAATTACCGCAAAAGACTGCTCATAGATTAACTTGTATAAAGTATCAAGCTGCTTGGTAAAGGCAGTGGAAACATCTTGCTTGTTAAGATAACCGGCTTCATCATCCGGTCCCATTGATATACACTTTATAGTGCCATCAATCCCTCCCTCTATATTAATACTATCTCCCTCTCCTTTGAAATACATAATCGGGAAGGCGTAAGCTGTATTGTTTTGTGACAATTGCGAAAAAGCAAGTTCATATTGCTCTATGCTGTCTTGTGAAGGAGACCAACAAGCGCCGGCTTCATTTCTGTGATAAGCCACAGGGATAAATGTAAAGCCATGTTCCTGAGAAGATATGAGTTCGTATCCGCTTAATCCAAACAAGTTCTTTATCACTTGCTTTATTTTGTTGTACGCCCCTTTCCCTTTTCTAAAGCGACGGAGATATTTCTCATCCCAAACTTCAAGCCAGTCTGTAACTGTATTTCCATTATTGTCAAAATCGGAATAGGAACGGGCAAACAATGTAAGCTCCCCTGTAACATTATCGAAATGGGGATATAACGTATCTCCTTTCTCAAAAGAAAGGACTTTCCAATAGAAAATTCCTTTTCGGAGATAACCTACAAATGCTGTGTCCCCCGTTATCTTTACGGATTTTGCCGCTTCATACCATGCTATCTCCATGTCCTTTACAGCCCATCCGGTTCGAAACTTAAAAAATGTATCCTTTACTTTTTCATTTTCGGTATCCCCTTCCAACTCAAATTGAATGTCGTTTCCACAAAGATGAACCAGGTGTTTGATTGTTATAATCCTCTGAAACGCAAAAGCACATCTGATAACGGACTCTCTAAACCACTCTTTTGTTTCAGGGTCTTGTCTTAATCTGTCCGGATATACCAATGGGTCATTTATAGCATGTCCGGACGGCTCAAATTCCCTCAAAAAATCCATTTGAGTTATTATCTGATATGTTGGATTGTCTAAAGGCTCATTAACGGACAAGCTGCCAGATATAACCCCTACTGCTTGTTTGTATCCATTTGGCAATATTCTCCGAAACGGACGGCGTACCATAATCTGTCGTGTACTTATATTCTCCATAATCCTTTTGGTTTAGTGTGTTGTTTTCTTATATCAAAAATCTGTCTGTAAATCATAGCCTCTATAAAGTCGGGAGAATGGCCGACGTACTTTTTCATCACTTCCTTTTTAATTAAAGAGAAGCCTTTATCTGTGTCTGCATCCCGGATGGCTTTGCGTTCTTTCATCAGGATATTATAAAGTGTCATATCTGAATATCCGTTTCCTGAAAACTTACGCGACAACAAATCGGGGTTAATCGAAATTTCATCATTCTTAATCTTCTTAACGAGAATATCAGCGCATTGTGATTTCAGGGAAGAATAGATATATTTTATAGATTGTTCGTCAGCTTTTGTCGTTGGGATAGGAGCTGCCATATTATTAAACTTGACCGCGTCTGGGAATTTGCCCTTAAAATCCTGTCCAGGTCCATTCAAGTCAAAAACAAAGTCTTTCTCCAGGACTCCCCATTCACGCAACTTATATGCGACGCACTCTTCCGTCCGCTTGGAGTTATCCCGACTTACATATACGTCCTCTATATGGTTCCCAATCCAAAGCCACAAGACAAGATTATCTCCACCTTCATATGCAATATCACATGATACCCTTCGCTTATTATCTCCATATTGGGCGGAGTTGTTGAAGAACCGCTCCATGTGTTCGATTTTAAGAATATCGTCTCCAGCCGCTTTAAAATTCCAATTTCCTTCGAGGTCGCGAGCGCGGGATTCTTCATCCTGCTGGGCAAGATTAGCCGCATAATTTGAGTCAGCCTCAATCAATTTGATATTATCCTCCAAACGTGCCCGTATAAAGACGACTGACTTGACAAACATTGTTTTCTTATTAAATCCCAATTTTTTGTAAGCATCATTCCAAAGAGGGTCTATGATGGATTTACATTGTTCATATACCTCTTCTGGCGTGTCTCCCCAAAATATATTATTGGGAGAATCTCCATCCATAAAACAATATCTTTTCTTTCCATCGCGTTCTGGTATAGGATTCCCATCCTCTCCTATCCACCAATCTATAAAAACGCGCACCCAGCTATCCGGGTCCGGATTACAAGTACCCCAAAAACGGTTTTTAATACCATAAGCGTTACGGTTGCAAGTGATAAGGTATTTAAACTTGTCATAAGAACAATGGGTTATTTCGTCTATACCGATATAACAGAACTGTTTACCTTGAAAGCGCTTCTTGAAATCCTCAAAATTATCAGCAAAATAAGAAAACCACAGTTTTCCAGCGTTTTCTCCAAAATTCCAAGTCATATCCGATATAGAACGGTTATAAGTTCCAAATTGGGAGTAAATAAGATACGACGTGTTAATCATATCTCTAAGGTCATCTTTCTCGTTACGCAGAAGAACGGCATTAAAACGTGGATTTTTAATGTCTGGCAAGGATTCCATTAATAAAGTAAATGTTTTTGAACCGCCACGATTCCCTCCCATAATAACAATGTCGGCATCGGAAGCTAATGAGTTCTCCTGCCCGCCGGATTGAGCTATAACATTGAAATCATTTTTCAAATTACGCAACCTGTCTATGTATTCATAACTGAATACACCCTCCCCCTTTTTCGTATATACAATCTTGTCGTGTTCCATAAAAAAAATAAGCCGGCGTATGCAGTATAAATCCGCACACTCCGGCTTGAATCACAGCTCTATGAGTTATATATAATGCAAATATACGATTTATTATAAATTTTCTAATATTTCTCATATAAAAATACATATAAAGCATTGTATTTTAGAAAATATACTATATATTTGCAATACTAAATCATGTGATATGATAAAGATAGACGCTAAGCTGGATGAAAAACAGACCAGCGAAAAAGGGAATTTTGTAACATGTCCGGTGTGCGGGCAAAAGTTGACCGATGTAAAAATAATACACGGTAGCGTATTGTTTAGGACTGTATGCCGAAGATGTCGTAATTTTATCAGCGTCAGAATAGAAGAATAGCAATTTTACATATGCAAGCCTAAGAGCTTATTAGTGCACAAAGCACTGATAGGCTCTTTTTTTTATAACACAAACTAAATAAACACGATGGAGAAAGAACAAATCTTATCCGAACTGACGACCAGATTAGGACAAACCAGTCTTTCGTCACAGACATTAATGAAGTACATAGAATTGAATCCGGTAGCAGAAGGGGTGGAGCCTGATGACGCTTATTATAGCAAGGCGACATCTTTTCTTCAAGGAATGCAAGGGCAGTACAATCACGATGTCGCAACACAAGTTGAGAGTTTTAAGAAAAACTACAAACCTCAACAGAGTTCTCCTGACTCAGGAGAAGGAGCAGGAGATAACGTCCTTGCCGACAAGCTAAAGGAAATGGAAAATGAGATTTTGCTTTTGAAGGAAGAGAGAGAGGTGGAGAAAAACGCCGCGTCAATCAATGACTTAAAAGTCCAGTCTATGGACTTGTTGAAATCTCAAATTGAAAACGGGGGCAAAAATATCTGTAACGATGAAATCCTGAATATCGCCATATCAGACGTGAAAATCACCAAAGATATGGAAGTGGAAGAAATTGTCAGTTGCGCCAAACGCAATTATGAAAAAAGATACAAGGCGATTTTCGGAAATGGCGCTTCCCCAAGTATCAACCAATATGCAGAAACCGGAGAAGAACAGGCAAAAAGCCGCCGTGAAGCATTCAAAGACCGGCTAAGAGCGCAAGGGAAACTTCCTCGAAAACAATAAACACATTAAAACAGACAAAGAATGAGACAATTAGGAACTTTCAACACTATCAGTCAATCCCGGTCGGGATTTGGCGGAAATTTTCCTGTTTGGTCAAGAGTAAGAGAATTATATCAGGGTGGTGGTATGATTGATGTCGCCGGAATGGGATTAAAGTCTGGTGATATTATACATGCCGGCACAATGGTAAAATTCAATGGAGCAGGCAAACAGGTAGAGGTAATTACAGCAGATGGAGTGACTGGTGTAAAGGCAGTAGTGACGCTTACTATCACTAAAAAGGCATCCGAAAACGGGGATTTGTCTATTGTGTTAGGCGGGAAAAGCTATTCGGTTGCCGTAACAAGCGCATCAGAAAGTACCCCAGAACTGGTAGCTACCAAAATCGAAGGAGCAAAATCTTCTTTTGCAGAATGGGATGTAAAACGCAGTGGGGCTACTGTGACTTTCACGCAAAAAACCGCTGCCCAACTTTACGCGTACATGTTTATTCCAGGAAATACCGGAGTAACGGGAGATATTGAGGAAACTGTCAAAGGAGTTCCCGCCAGCGGAAAGCTAACCGATGTCAACGGCCTTGTATTTGAAGACGTATGTATCCCTGAAGGCTGTATCCTTGCAACATGCGCAGTTGTACGCGCAGGCAGAATTTACGCAGACAGGGTGTTCGGTGGTGGCATTCCCAAATCGGTAGAAGCACAGCTGCCTATGATTGAATTTGTGCGTGAATCTGACGAATAAAGAAAGGAGAATAATATGTACACAAGAAACAAAGAATTTTACGACATTGTAGGGAAAGGTCTTGCAGCATTGGGATATACTGGGAATAAACCGCTGGAAGCATGGATTAATGACATGTTTGCCGAAAAATACAATGCGGAACAAACGTTCTCCCAAATGGGTTTCCCGTTAAATCCTAATATTCCTCTGAATCCCACATATGAGCAGATAGAAGCAACAGTCCGTGCATACACGCTGGCTACCTATGTGGATATTGACAGTGATGGCGCAACCAAATCTACAGACGGAATGTCCCTGCAAATGGGTGGATTGCCAACCTTCAAGCATGAGATTGTACTGAGCCGCAAAATCCTAAGAGAAAAAATGATGCTGATGGATGCCATTGGCGGTACCACTCCGGAAATTGAGTCTACAATAATGGAGCTTCTGTTTAATGGAGTGGACAGCTTACTTGGTGGTAACTACAATACATTCCTATACCAGCGAAATCAGGTTGTATCCAACAAAGGTAAGCTAATCATTGACGCAGCTAACAACCCGCTTGGTATTGCATTGACTATAGATTTCGGCGTGCCTAAAAAGAATATCAAGGATTCTATCTGGTATAAGAAGCCGGAAAGCGAAGCGGTGCAGGAAGAAGCTTTGGGTACTACAATAGACCCGATAAAAGTCATGAGGCAAGTCAGACGCGATTCCCAAGAAAAGGATTTTGCGCCTGCTGGTCACTGGGAATGCTCCAAGACGACCTTTGAGGATTTGATTAACCTTCCGTATTTCCGCCAAATGTACACAGTTGCGACACGCCCGGATATTTCCGATAAAGGCATGCAGTTGGCATTTGCTAATCTTGTCCCCGATGAAACAATCAAAGCTTTCATTGAAGCGCGTATCGGTGCTGAAATCAGAATTGTCGATTCAATATCCGTAGTGGAAAAATATGACAAATCTTCCAAAGCTATACAATACAAGAATTTGCAAAGCTTTGAAGAGGGGGTATTGGCGTATGTTCCAAATGAAGACCTGGGTGATGTACAATGCGGACGTCCCATTTTCATGGAAACACCGGGCGCCCGTACGGCACTGTATGACGGCGGCCGCACTCTGATACGTCAGGTATTCAATGATGAAACCATGACGCAGGTAATCAAATCAGAAGTGACCGGATTGGTTGTTCCTAATAAGGTTCGCTGGTTCTACTACTTGAACATTAAAGGTAAATAACCATGAAGGATTCTCAAAATACAAATACTGGCACTACCATAGAGGAATATCTCCGTGGTTGTGTCGGTTTTGAAGTTACGGACAGTGCTATTTCCACCATACTGATTGACAGGGGAATTGCACCGGGGACGGATGTCAGCACGTTGGAAAAACGCCAGAAAGACTTGTGCCGGGCAGACCTTTATATGTGGTGCGCAAGTACACCGAGCGTAACTGGAAGCGTAGAGGATGCCAACGGTGTATGGAAGCACAAGGAGGGTGGTACACAAAGCTCTGCCTATGACAAACGTAACCTTCGGCAAATGGCAAATGACATATACGCATTGTATGGAGAGAACGTCCGTAAATCATCTGTCAGAATTGTCAACTTGGGTATGAACATGAATAAAAGGTATCCGCTATGAAAGTAAATAATCCACGTTTTCCGCATACATGCAAAGTGTATCGCATTTCCGGAGAGACATCTTTTGACGAAGGAAACGAGACCGTATTGTATGTAGGGAAATGCAACAAGTATGGAAGGACTTCTCCAAGAACATCCACGAAAGACAACGTCATAAAAGTAGATTATGCCGTAGATATTCCCGGACTCGTGAAGGGGGTTGTTTCAGGTGATATTGTGGATTTTGCCGACTTTGGAGCACCTTTTGAAGGATGTATAATAACTGATTGCTATCCTACAACAATGGGGACAACGTTATATTTTAATCAGGCTAAGGGGTAAGGTATGGAAGATAATGCTAAAGTCTTGGAAGAAGGCAAAAAAAAGATGAGAAATATCATTGATAAATATTTGCTGGATAGAATAACAGAAATCGGAATCAGACTTCTGCAAGACGGAGTAGTATCAGCCAAGTACCATAATGTAACCGGAAATACTCTAACTTCATTAGCTGTTGGAATTTATTATAGAGGTGGATTGTCTCGTATAATTACCGCCGTTGTGACACAAGGATTAAAAAATCCCACCCGCCCCAAGCTTAGCAGAGGAGACGGTATTGGCGTGATAATGGTCCAAAGTTACGAAAGTGGTAAGTTTATTCCCATAAAAAAATACAACTTGGTTGACACCAACGGGGAGTACGGTTTAACCACTTCTGTAAATTTCCTCAAAGCATATAAAACTCCAAGTGACGGCATAGGATTAGTGATGTGTACAGGTACGGAATATTCTAACTACTTGGAGTCAAAGAAGGGGTTAAATGTATTGTCAGATACATTTGATTACGCGGAAAGCATTGCTAAAATGACCTTTAAACCAATGAAATGATATGGGGTACGAACAGGATTTTAAATACAAAGACGCGCTTAAATCATTGTTTGACGCAGCAAAGACAGTAAGTGAGAATGTGTTCACAAATGACCGTCCCGCTGCTGTGCCTAAGCAAATGGATAATTTCATTGTGGTGTCATTGCCCGGCTTGTTGTCTTCCATGACCTATGGCAGCGGATTTGGGAATATCCGTACCTATTGCACCATTGAAGTGTATGTCAGACAGAAAAAGGGAAGTGCGGAAGACTTGGATCAAATGGACACTATTGTAGGAGATATTCTTTCCCTATTCCCTATCAGCGACAATTTCATAAGTGCCTCAAACCCCAAATTGACCTTGAAAGGAAATGACGGATTAGGGTTCAGCGCAACATTGATAAGGACTGACCTTGTGATAAAATAAACATAAAATAAAACGATTAAAACTATTTATTATGGCAATGAAAACAAAGCAGGAATTGAAAGATGTATTTAGCGGTCTTTCATCCATTATGTTGGTAAAGGGTGGCATTGCAAATTTTGCCACGGTAACTCCGGATTTTGATTTGCCCGTTACCGTAGATACCCTTTCCTTGTCCCAAGCAGAACCGACATTAAACCGTACAAAGGTGCACGGTCTGCAAGCGGATTGGGCTGTCACCAGTACAGCAGGAGATATTACTTTCGCTGCTACCGTTCCAAGTGTAAGCAAGGAATTGGTAGAATATTTTCTTGGGAAAACCACTGAAATTGCGCAAGCGACTATCAACAACCAGCAATTCAAGGGATTCTCTGCTGTGCTAAACAGCAAGAAACTGAACGTAGGATTTGCGCTTATAAGTGACGACGGAGAAAAATGTCTGCTTGTAAAAAGAATGGCCGTTTACGCACGCCCCTTGTTTGAGAATGCGTCCACTACCCCATTCGCTTTTGCGCTTAGCGGAACTATTGAACTTGAAGATGGTGCTTCGTCCGGCTCCTCTTCCGAAGATAATATCGCTTTCTTGACAAAAAAAGCCGACTGACCGTAGCTCCAGCTTCCCTGTCTTTTACCAGCGCGGCAGATAATACAGGGAAAACCATTACCGCAACAACCAAGGAAAGCTCTGTCTCTGCTTCATCAACGGAAACATGGTGCAAAACCTCGGTTAGCGGGAAAGTGGTGACGGTCAAAGTCGACGAGAATAGCGGAGCAAAAAGGACTGCTACGGTCAGCGTATTCACCGCCAATGAGTTCAGTGCGGTGGAAGTTACCCAGGACGGTTCTTTGATTTAAAAATATGGCGGTGTGCGTTATTGCCGCCGCCTTCTCCTTTTTCACACATTACAATAACACAGCATGAACGATAAAACAATAAATCAACCTACCACAGCAGAGCAGAAAACGCTTGACGACGTGCTGGAGAACAGCATAGATTATATTACGATAAGAGGAAAAAAGTTCGGTATAAAATGGCTGCACCGTGGAACAATACGAAAATTAACCCATGTCTTACATTCCTGCAAAAGTGAGGATGAAGTTACTGCCAAATGTGCCTCTCTCATTATTCTGAATAATTGGTGGAAGATAAGACTTTTCCATTGGATATACTGGCGTATGCTATGGAAAAAATACACAGACACAGAGTTAACCGATATTGTTGTTATCGGTAAAAAAAAAGTGGAATTGCAGAAACTGGAATACTTGAATGCTACCATGTTCTTGACCGGAATGAGAGACACGATAATGACGATGACGAGAAAGGAAGCAGAACGTATCCTTCAAGAACTTCGGCAGGAGCAGCATTTGCAAACGGAGAAAAACACCCAGAGCTGACACGACCGTTAATTCTTCTTTGGGGAATGATTAATATCCCTAATTGGTATATGGACTGGGTATTGACCTGTGCTCAATACGAACTTCTGATGTGCGATGCTCCGATTGTAGTGTATGACAAAGCAGACACAGAACAAAAAACGCACACAGCGAAAGAAATGGAAGATTTAAAAAGGAAGTGGGAAGAAAAGAGAAAAGAGCGGGAAATGAAAGGGCAAAGACTTTCCCTCAATGATTTTATAGTAAACGGTATTAACGCTATCCCCCAAGATACAAAACAAGAATAAATATGGCAGACCTCGGAAATTTGAATTTTGGCGTTCACTTGAAAGATTATACAGAACAAGAGTACGAAGCTATCAAGAAAAAACTTGTGAATATGCACGTCACGACCAGTGCAAAGGTTGGATTAAAAGTAGATATAAAGGAGATTGAAGACAAGGTAGAAGCCTTGCTGAAAAACAAGACCTACAAGGTAAAGCTGGATGTAGATAGCGAAAGTATTAAAAAACTCAAGGAAGCTTTTAAAGGACATGGCGTTGATGCAAGCGAACTAAGAGCCATGAGGGGAGTTTCGCAGATAATCCGTGCAGATGCTTACGTTAACTCACAAAAAGCCCTTGAACAGCTTAGGATTGCCCGAATGCAGGCTGCAAAGGCTTCCGATACGCACAATGCGGCAATGAAGAGGACAAACACTACAATGTCTTCTCAATCACGGATAGCCGGAGAACTGAAAAATCAAATCGCCAATGTGTATTCCATATACACTTTAGAGCGTTTTGTAAGGGGATTATATACCATTGGCGGAGAGTTTCAGAAACAACGCATTGCCCTTACCTCCATTCTTGGAGACAGTATGAAGGCGGAAACCATATTCAATCGCATTAAGGATTTGGCGGTTGTCTCTCCGTTTCAGTTCAAAGAACTGGCTTCATACACCAAACAATTGTCCGCATACAGCATTCCGTATGAAGAGCTTTACGATACGACCAAACGACTTGCCGACATTTCCGCAGGTGTGGGTGTCGATATGGGACGTATCATATTGGCGTACGGGCAGGTGCGCAGTGCAGCTTTTCTCCGTGGGCAGGAATTGAGGCAGTTTACCGAGGCCGGTATTCCGTTGGTGGACGAGTTGGCGAAACGGTTTACTAAGCTTACGGGAGTGGTAACTTCCGCCGGAGACGTATTCGATAAAATCAGCCGGAAAGAGGTCAGCTTCGGCATGGTGAAAGATGTTCTTTGGGAGCTGACCGATGAAGGCGGCAAATTCTACAACATGCAGGAAGCTCTTGCAGAAAGCCTTGCTGGCAAATGGAGCAACTTGCAGGACGCATGGGATGTTATGATGGCTGACATTGCGGAAGGCAATAGCGGTGTACTTTCAGATAGTTTAGAGCTGCTTACTGATTTAATGAAACATTGGGAAGCGGTTGCAAATATACTTGGTATGTTGACTATCGTATATGGTTCATACAAAACTGCTGTGATACTAACAAATGTTGCAACAAAAGGATTACTTGCCGTACAGACAGCTTTGAATGCCGCTATGAAGAAAAATCCAATAATTTGGATTATAACTCTCATTGGTAGCGTAGTTGGGGCATTAGTAATGTTCAGAGAAGAAGTAAAAACTACAGCAGAGGTTATTACGGATTTAAATAAGACCATTGCTGACACAAACGACAAGATGCAAGGTAATAAAGCTGTTGACAGCCTTATTGACCGATACGAAGCCCTTAGCAAGAAAGCTAATAAAAGTGCGGAAGAAAGTCGAGAATTAGGGCGCATTACCAAAAATCTCGCCAATACATTCAAAGATGCAGTTACTCAAACGGATAAATACGGAGTAGCAATATCTCTTTCTGTTGAGAAGATGCGAAAATTATCACAAGAACAGAAAGATTTATATAAGAAACAGTTTATCGGAACAATGGCAAACGCTCAAATACAAAAGCAAAGCATTGATTCCGAAAGGGAAAAACTTGCCAGTATTATCAGGGAAGGGGGATATAGAAGATTTGATGAGAACGGAAAAGAGTTGTCTTTCGCAAAATACAAGCCGGAAGACATCACTAAAGCAAGAAACAGACTATTGGAACTGGAGAAGCAAAGCTTGGACTTAGCCAACATTGTAGACACAGCCAGACAATCTTATCATTCCATGAGCCAAATTAATATAAGTAAGCCTTTGGCTGATTGGGAAAAAGAAGCAAACAGACTTGCTGGCGACATGGATGCCTTAAAGCCCAAAGAAGGAGATTCTTACGAAAAATACATGGAGATGCTTTCCGGTAATATCAGTGATTTGGAGAAAAAAACAAAGGCGTTTGCATCCGGAAATAAATATTCAGAAAAACAACTGGCATCCTACAATAAGGAGCTTGAAGTTACCAGGACAATATATAAGGCTTTAGGGGGATTAGAAAAATCTTCTGGAAACACGAAAGACCCTATCGCCGAGCAATGGAAAGACCGTGCCGACCTCATAGACAAAGCCGTTTCCAGCTATGAGAAATGGAGAAAGATAGAAGGAGAAGAAGCCGCATCCCAAAGGGTGAAGGGCATTTCTGAATTTGCCCCTATCTTTGATAAGAACGGGGTCAATTTGGACTTAAAAGACCCAAGCAGGGCTTACAAATACATCCAAGGGCAGTTAGACCGGAGCAAAGAGAAGCAAGAAGATTTATACATTTCTCTTGGTGTCAAGATTGACAAGGCGGGAATTGACAGTGCGAAGAAAGAAGTTGATGATGCCTTAAAGGAGATAGAGAAGTACGTTTCCCAAACCGGAGAAAAGTGGGATTTATATAAGAAGCTATTCAATGCTTCCGGCAACAAATCTCTTTCCATGAACATCGCTTTCGGCGGAGAGGTCTCATTCAAAAGTGTAGTAGATGATTTGCGCAACCAACTTTCCAAAGCGCTTGAAAATACGGGAAGTAAATTCTCCGTTACAGATGTCCTTGCCATGAAAGAGGATGATGTAAAGAAGCAGTTTGGGGAAGGAGTAATTCTGAAACTATACCAATCAATCAACGAGGAAAGTAAGAAAATGCGTTCAGAAAGCCTTGAAAACCTTTTAGGCATGATTGAGGATTATAAAGATTATGCCCAAAAGATAAAGGATATTGAGCGTAATCTTCAAAAGGACTTGGCAGATATTGAAAGCCAAAGAGGTCAATTAGGCGAAGAAGCGACCGACAGGCTTATAGCACAAAGGAAAAAGAAAGCAAACGAGGATATTGCGTCAGTTAAATTCGAACAATACAAACAGGAAATAAACTGGGAACTTATATTCGGGGATTTAGACAGGGTTTCTAAAAAGGTACTTGAACAGGTTAGGCAGCAGTTACAGGCATTCAAGAACTCGAATGAGTATAAAAACATGGCCGTTGACCAAAAAAAGGTAGTTGATGAAGCTTTGAACAATATCCAAAGCGCTATCATCGACAAGGGTGGTTTGCTTGGTAATTTACCGGAACAATTGGATGAGCTTCGTGCTGCGCAAGAAAAACTGAATGAAGCACAAGAGGAATATAATAAATCCCTGCAAACGGGAACTAAAGCAGAGCAGGAAGAAGCATTAAAAAAGAGAAACATTGCTGCACAAGGCGTTCAGAATGCGCAAGTTAATGTAACAAAGAGCACTGATAAGACTAAGCAAAATTTAATAACGCTGTCTGACGCTATTACCCAGCTTGGAAGTTCGTCTGAAATGTCGTTATCGCAAATAGGCAGTCTTGCGTCTGGTTTCATTGATATATTTACAGAAGCAGGAAACAAGATAGGCGGAATTATAGGTGCCGTATTTTCCCTACTTGATGCGATAGATAAACAAGGAATTGATGGATTTGTGGGGAATATATTTAAGAGCATAGCTAATGTCTGGGTAGATATTTTTGAAAAATTTTCTATTCCTGGACTACTCGGAATTGATTTCGGTGGTGATAGCGACGAGAACCTTGAACGTGACATAGAATATCTTACACAATCTAATGAGGATTTAAAAAATGCACTGGATAATCTTTCTGAAAAGATGGATAAGGCTTCTGTTACTGACGCTTCTGATATATACGAAGTGCAAAGAGAAAACATCTTAAAACAGCAAGCTAACACATTGGAAGCTATGCAGCGTAGCGCAGCAGCATATAATAATGGATTTTTGGGTATAGGCGGCTCGCACTCTACCAATAAGAAAATAGATGAAAACATGTCTGCATCAGAATGGAAGAGGGTCAGTGATATTGTAGGAAAATCTGTGAGTAATGCAGGTCAGTTCTTCCAATTATCAAGCAAGCAAATGGCTAAGCTGGCAGAGGAGGATACGGCTTTGTATTCAAAAATAAAAAGCCTTGCTGATGATGGGTATAGGAATGCCGCTCAATACATGGATGAATACATCACTTATTATAAGCAGCTTGAAGAACTCGAAAACGCTTATAATGAGAAACTCACCAATACATCTTTTGACAACATAAGAAATGACTTTAAGAACGCACTTCTTGATATGGAGTCCGATGCGGAAGATTTTGCGAACAATTTTGAAAAGATGATGCAAAATGCCATTGTAGAAAGCCTTATGGCTAAAAAGTATAACAAGTTAATACAAGAGTGGTATGAGATGTTCGCCAAGGCAATGGAGAGTGGTGGTGGAATTGACAAACAAGAACAAGCTGACCTTCAAAACAAATGGAATAATATAGTAAACCAAGCATTAGCGGAAAGAGATGCTTTAAAAGAAGCGATGGATTGGAAAGGCGTTTCTTCGTCTTCCGGACTGTCAAAAGGAATACAAGGTATCACAGAAGATACGGCAAATCTATTGGGTTCATACCTGAACGGCATTCGCCAGGACGTAAGCGTAAAACGTGCTCTTCTTGAAAAATTAGGAAATGAAATTTTTCCAAAGTACAACATTCTTGCAGAGCAACAACTAACGCAATTAAGAGCGATAGCTAATAATACACTTAGAACAGCCAATAGCAATGAAGCAATTCTAAATGAGGTTTCCGAGCTAAGGAATGAAATACATTCGGCTAAGCTGACGAAAGATAAGGGATTTTACATCCGTTAATATTAAAAATATAATGCGTTATGAACGAAAAAGATTTAAGCAGAACATTGCTCACCCAAGCCGTATCATTAGGGCTATGTACGCAATGGACGGAACAATGGGGAGAACCTGACCAACAAGGATTGATTGACAAGTATTTGCACGGGATTGATTTCTGTATAAAAAAAGGATACCCTACCAACACTTTCATAAAGGAGCACTTCGACAAGGACATCCTTCACAGAAACAATATCTTTGTCGATGAGGATGTGCAAGCAAGGAACATGAAGCACATAGCCGTTCTGAACGGAAATTGTAAAGGTACTCTCCTATTTGATGGCTTTTCTGTATGTGATATTTACGTGCGCCATGACAGCGAAGTAACCATTGACTGTTCACAGTATTGCAAGGTATTCATTAACGTGTACGACCGGGCAAAAGTAAATGTTATCCAAAAGGATACAGCATCGGTATATGTTTACATTCATGGAGAAGATTGTATTGTGGAAACCGATGGGGATGTCATGCAAAGAAAAAGCCAGGCTTAATGTCTGGCTTTATTGTTTTACCTAAATAATAGTCAATTTATAAGCTTGCAAGCCACTTCTTGCCTTTTCGAGTATTCAGCCAAAGAGCAAATAAAAGGGCTAAAGCCCCAGAACCTCCTAAAACGATTAATAGACCTTCCATAATTACCTCCTTATCACTTTATAACCAATATAAGCAAATACTATTGTTGAAAAAGCTCCAATCAAAAGCAAAAGCCAATATAACTCATTGTTTGAACTTGTGAAAAATGACACAGCCCCACCTGCTACCATTGCAGCAAATGATGTTTTTGCCAAATCATAAAAGAACTTTCCAAGCGTCTCTCGGCTTATTTTCTCTTTTTCCTTGCCCTCTTTCTTAACTTCTTGCCTTTCACTCCAATTACCCATTTGTATTATATTAATGCACAAATATAGAAAGAACGAACGAAAGAACAAACAAATAAACAAATAAATATCCGATAAATCAGCTTTTTAACAAATCCGATTAATTATAATTCATATGCCACAAAACAAGAAAAGCGGAGAAACTCCGCTTGACTTGATGATTATTTTCAAATTGACTTATCGTTTTTCAGCCTTAATATCCATGCTCTCCCCATCCATTGACATGGTAAGTTCGGCGTCATCACCCGATAAGGATTTCACTGTATATCTAATATATTCTTTGCCGCCCAAATAGGTTCGGGGCTTTGTAAATTGATAAAACTTCTTTTTAGAACAATACAATATTAAAGGTCATCTTTTCCTATATACATTATAGATGTAGTTCGTAGCCCTACAGTAACCATTGCTAAATATTCCGCATCCTCATACTTTAAAGCATCCATATATAACATTTGCCCCCCTTGCTCTGAGAAGAAAACATACCGGTCTGCAAGGTGTTTTCCCAACTCTGAGGCAAATGAAGATTTCAATGTTACGGCTCCTAAATATGCTTTATTATTATCATAAGCTATTTGAATTTTATCCTCTATTCCCAAGCCTTTATAAACTGATGTCCCTTGTTGATTTGTAGACAATGGTTTGCCAAAAACTTTTTCTATATTTTCCCTACTCATGCCAAGAAAATCCTTTAAATCTAAATATAAAGTATGCAAAGGTTCTACTGTTACAGATAGTTTAAAAGATGTACCATTAGAATTTGCCATTGTTTCAAATTCTCCAACATGTTCTCCTTTAATTTTATTTCCATCTAATAAAGAGAAAATAAAATCATTAGAATTTTGGAGTTGTACATTTGGACAATCTAAAGTATATATCTCCCCCGTTTTAATAACAACAGATTGGTCCTGTAACTTTTCATCATCATCCGAACACGCACTAAAAACAAACATTGGCAACATTGCCAGTAAAAATAAAACTTTTCTCATAAAGCATGTACTTTTTAGTTAATTAATACTCGGCAAAGTTAAATATTTAATTTTAATTAAACATTATATTATTTTTGCTTTATTGCAGTGTTTTTTATTGCATATAAAGCATAAAAAATCCCCGAACTGTAAAGAACGAGGAATAACAATGAACTGTTGAATGAAAAGGAAATCAATAAAAGGTCGTCAGCCATACAAAAAACGAATAACAGCCTTAAAAACTCGAAAAGCCTATAAATCCCTTGACGTTTTTTCATTTCGTAGAGGATTGATTTCATAATGCTAAGGTCTACGCCGGAACTCCGATAGGGGCTTCTCTGTCATATTCCGCAAATACTATCTCCTTTTAAACACTTCCACCTCAAAATTATGGCTTAAACGCTTTATCCTATTTGGCAAAAGAGTAATTTCTTCTATGTCTATAATTCCGTCCCGAAGCATTATAAAATCAACTTTTTTATTATTGGATTGAAATATAACATAATATTCTCCATTTGGTACTTTTAAGGTATAACTTCCATTTGCGTCTATCAAGGTTTCATACCTTTCTATATCAGAATTATTTATAATAGTATTTTTTTTCATTAATTCGACAGCAACATCTAATGTTTCAGATTGACTTAGATACTCCATGCCTATTTCCCGGCAATGTCCTTTCGCAACTCTATACGCCAAATCCCTATCCGAAGATGCGTTCCAAAAAGCATTATATACAGATATTGAATATATACCATCATACAATCTTTTTACTTCTTTCTTCATATTAGGAGCTATTGAATCCAATACACACTTAGGGATAAATGTTACAATAGCTCCAACATCTACTTTGTTATCAACATAGTCATTTACTTTATATGTCACTGTACCAGTTACTGTACTCATAGCAGCTGTATTATTATATGCTTTTTTTTGAGCATATGTAAAAACAGGCAACATGAGTACTAATAATAAAATCTTTTTCATATTAATACGGTTTATCTATTAAAATAATACAAAGATACGCCTTTATTAACATCCATTGTCATTATATATAGCATGTTATAAAACATATTCATCATTTATTAATATATTAGATTATGAAAATGAGTATATTTTCTATATATTTGCACGAAAACTTAGAAAATAAACGAAAGTAATTGATTTTCTTATAAGAAGTTTGCGCTTTTAAAGATTATACTTATCTTTGCAGTGTTCAAACTAATTGCGGTACAAAGCCGCACTAAAGCGGCATTTTTTGCGCCAAGACATATATAGTGTATCTTAAAACTAAAGATATAACTGCACCGTGTCGGGAAGTGGAAACACCCCCGGAGCTTGCAATTAGGCTTGAACAACACGTAGTGCAGTTTTTTGTTGTTCAAAAATAATTGCTATGAATGCTGTTCAAATTTTCAACAATCCAAACTTCGGGCAAATAAGAACCCTCGAAGTAAACAATCAACCTTATTTTGTAGGCAATGACATTGCATTAGCGTTAGGGTATGCAAAGCCCAGAAATGCAATACTGCAACATGTTGATAATGAGGACGCCCTAAAACAGGGCATCCCTGATAATCAAGGCTTTACACAAGAAACCACTTTAATAAATGAAAGCGGCGTTTATTCTCTTGTCTTTGGAAGTAAGCTACCAACAGCAAAAGCATTTAAACGTTGGGTTACATCCGAAGTTCTTCCCGCCATCCGCAAGACCGGCGGCTACATCGCAACTAAACAGGACGACACTCCCGAAGAAATCATGGCACGTGCACTCATAGTGGCACAGGAAACAATCAAAAGAAAAGAAGAGCGGCTAAAGCAGCTTGAAGAAAAGAACGCCAAACTCCAACCCAAAGCCGAGTTTGCCGAAGCCGCCTTCAAAGCAGAAGGCAAAGTAGACATAGGTCAAGCCGCAAAGATACTCAATCTCGGCTACGGAAGAAACACCCTTTTCGGGAAGCTAAGGGATGCGGGTATATTCTTCAAAGACCGAAACGAGCCGAAACAAAAATATATTGACGCAGGCTACTTTGAAATGACGCTGTTGCCGCCAATACGCAGAGACAACCACCCAGACATACTATGCCAAAAGGTGTTTTGCAAGCCCAAAGGACTTGCTTATATCAACCATCTATTTGGCGGAAAGCCTTCTGACAGAAAGATTTCGCCTATAAAATAGTATAGCACAACAACACATATTTGCGTAGTATTTAGTAAATTTGCAGAAAACGAGTAGGTTATGGAACGGATTAAATTAACAAAGGAAGAGAAACAAGCATTCCGGATTGTTGCGGAGTTTGGCGGGAAATGCCCGGCAACATATCCACAGCATGTATTTACTGCTTCCATCCGTTCTATTGAAAGAAAAGGATTGGTGAAGGCTAATTATGTAGTTGGCGGTCATGTATGGAATGTCAAACTCACCGAAGAGGGTAAGCACTATCTTGCCGTTAACCCCAACTTACACAATCCTATCAATTGGAATTTAATACTTGCCATTGTAGGCGTCCTTATATCTATCATAGCCTTATTCGTTAGCTGCATGAAAAAATACTAATCACGCTATTTTAATCATCCGGCAGTCGGTTCCAATGCCCGACAGCCACAACTATATCCAAAACGAAAATGGAAGAATTAAGAAATACTGGATGAAGTAATACTCGATATACAGCAGGAGAAGCTGGAAATAATGGCGCTTCTTGCCCCTATGTCTATATCAAAATACAACCCAAGCGCCTCTAAGTCAGATTTCGACCTTAGAAGCCTTAATAAGGAAATATTGCCACATGTTAGCATAGATGCACGTTGAGGTTCGACCAACGTTCACGTTATGATACCCCGTCAGTAATACGGCTGGCGGGCAGATGGCAGGAATAACGACTAAAACAAATATTCATCATGGAAGAAAAGATATATAACTTGCAGAAAGAGAACAAGCTCCTCAAACTTCAATTATTGCGCCTATCCGAAGATATTGAACTGATGTATGAAAAGATGGAAGAACTTGAAAAGAAACTCAAGGAGAAGCGGATAAAGAACCCCTACATGAAAATCGTGTCACCCGACAGATAGTATTCATTGCAAATATAATGTAAGCCGGATAACTATATCAATTTTCTAATCTTTTACTTGATTATTTAGAAAATACACCATATATTTGCAGTATTGATAATACAAGCCAAAGAGCTGATTAACGGATATGCCGTTGATTGGCTCTTTTTGTTTTTACAACACAAACTCAAAATAACACATGGCAAAGCCTTACAGTATCTATTTTCAGAAAAGTAAGCTGGGGAGTCCTGCTATTGACACCAAATCCCAATGGGGGATTGTGTGCAAGGACTTCCCTTTTACTGTATATGGAGATATTAAGGATTTGCCCAAAAGGGACTGGATAGACCAAGACGGAGAAGACACCTTTTTCCCCGAAGAACTCTACGTGCAAGCCTATGATATAGAAGTAGAGTTTGCCTATAAAGGTGATATGGGAACAGCCAATGAAAAGATTGTCGCCTTCCTGGACTATCTGATAGGAAAAGACGGTTACGGAACAGAATTAAAAGTTTATGACACCTATACCCAAATAGGCAGACAGGGGGTTTATTTTAAATCTATAAAACCCGACCTTTTTGTCCGCAAGACAGATGAGGGGGATGTCGTAACTTTCAACATTACATTTCGGGTAACCGACCCTAAAACACAAATTATTCTTACGGCATAATGGGACGGTTTATAATATACAGCAAAGACGGGCAGACGCAACGATGTGTCGCTAACAAGTTAGAGTATAACGGGGAGTTTATGGGAGCTTGTTCCGTTAACATTACCGTTACGTCCCCCACTCCGATTGATTTTACAGTCGGGGACTATCTGATATATCGCGGAGAAAGATTTGAAATAAACTACGACCCTACTGAATTGAAGCAAGCCTCCAAAAATACATACGGAGAGGCTTTCAAATATGAGAACGTAGTTTTCAACTCTCTTGCAGATGAACTGACAAGATGCGAATTCCTGGACTATGTAAAAGAGGATAACTTAATTCACTACTCTTCCCTACCTACATTCAGTTTTTACGCTGAAAGCATAAATGCTCTCGCAGAAAGAATACAGGTGAACCTTGACCGTATCTATAAAGGAGAGCAAAAATGGACGGTTACAGTACATCCCGAATATGTTAATGAGGCTAACAAATCCATATCAATAAGCAGTATAAACGTTTGGGACGCACTCGCTTTAGTAAATAGCGAGTTTAAGGCAAACTTTATCATAAGGGGGCGAACGATAACAATAGGCACTGCCGGAATTGCAGTAGGAAACATGTTCGGCTATGGAAAGGGCAAGGGGTTGTACTCCATACAAAAAACCGCGGATTCGTCACAGAAGATAATTACCCGCCTAAGAGCATATGGTGGTACCAAAAACTTACCGTACAACTATTATACAACATATGGAAGTCCTATTGTCGAAGCTCCCATCGAGGATGTATCTTACGGATATGACCCTAATACACATTTGATAGACGGTGCTGTTGTGACTCTTCCTTTTTACATGAAATTCCTATCCGACACAGCATTGTATGATGTGACAATCAATGGGAGTCCCTATAAAATGAGAAGAGGCAGCTTTCTTGGGAAATGCTACGTTTTGTTGAATAGCGAAACCGACAAGGACAACGTCCGCATAGGCGCAAAGATGCGGATAGAAAAAGGTATTGAGACGGACAATGTTCCAAGAAAGTACAAAAGACCTTCTGGAGCATTAGTACCCAATAATATGGCTGTTAAAAACTTGATGCTTCCTGATTTTCCGGAAAAGACACTTGACCCATACCTTGATAGTAAAAACATAGATATTATCGGAGTTCGGGAAGGTTCGGTTTTCTTTGACGGGAGCGATACTTCTTTACCGGAAATATATCCGTCTATGGAAGGAATGACAGCACAGCAGTTGAAAGACGCGGGAATAATCGTAAATGCTACTGGAGCGTTGGATGAAATCGCTTCCGATTCAGTGAATAAGGATAATACGCCAATCGCGGATGATGGTTACTTTGAAGAAGGGGAAACCATCCCACCGTTCAAAATATATCTCAAAGACATTGGATTTGACATAAACGATTATCTAACAGGGGAAACCGCCACCATATCCATGAAAAGCGGAATGTGTGGCGGGCGTGAATTTGAAATACTTGGAGATGCAGACAAGCCCGTAAAACAAGGTGACATGTGGGTCTTGACATGCAACAGAGTCTATGATGAAGGTTTGAATCTTTATTTCCCATATAAGGATTTTACTATCAAGGCCGGAGATAAATTTGTGCTTTTGGGCATTGATATGCCGGATGTGTATATAAAAGCCGCTTCCCAAAGATTGCTAACAGCTTCCAAAGAATATCTTGCAAAAAATGATTATGTAAGATATACTTACGAGCCTAAAGTAGACGAAATATTTATGGCGCGTCACCCGGAACTGCATGACAGTATAAAGGAAGGTGATTTAATGTTATTCGAGGATGAAGACTTAAACATCAACGGGAGCATTATTATTGACAGCCTTACAATAAAGGAAGGAGACGCTCTCATCCCAACGTATGATATTACCCTTCGCAATGACAAAGCGGTAGGAACTTTAGAAAAGATACAGAATCAGATAGACTCAATTGTAGGCGGGCAAGGCGGTGGAGGATTAACTACCCAACAAGTGGAATCAATCATTAAAGCCTTTGGAGAAAAGCTGTTTTTGAATAAAACCAAACCTGACCAAACCAGCTATTTAATAAAGTTCTTAGGCGGATTGTTTTCAGACTACATTCAGTCCATGAACTTTTCTTCCGGTGCTCTCGGTGAAGGCTTTGTTATTAAAGTAGACAGCAAGACGGGTAAATCCTACATTGAAGTGGACGAACTCTTTGTGCGTATTAAGGCGATGTTCTCCGAACTGGAGATAAAGAAACTCTCTTATGCAGGCGGGAACTACATGTTCACCGCTGCCGGAATGAAATGCGGAAAGGTGGAAGAACACGAGGATTTTTGGCGGTGCTATCTGCTGGTTGATGATGGGGAGACGGCTATCGAGAACCCGTTCAAGGAAGGCGACCAGGTACGTTTTCAAGACTTCAATATCAAGCCGGGTGTCTACGAGAATGTATCCAACCGTTACTATTGGCGCCTATGCGTAGGTGTTGGCGAGGACTACATAGACCTTAGCAAGACGGACTGTGATGCAAACAGCGACATACCGCAGGAAGGTGATAGTCTTGTACAACTCGGAAACAGAACAGACAAGAAGCGTCAGAACGCAATCACCTTGTCCGTATATGGCGATGATGCACCGAGTATCCACCAGTATGCAGGAATAAATTCTTATTCTTTAGCAGGTAAGGAAGTGACGGTTATCAGTCCGCAAGGCAACAAGTTCATGGGAGACTTTATCTTGAAAACGGGAATAAACATTATGACCCAGTTCAAGATATTGGAAGATTTGATTTACTCTGAAATCTCCAAAGTGCTTGACGAGGTGCAGGCAAAGGATAATTATCTGTACAATGCGGCATTTGCAAGCAATACGAACGGTTGGGAGACAAAGAACGATGTTCGCTTCTTTACTGTGAACGGAAAGTTCTTATTGGTTAACGACAAGTTCTATTCCCGTAAGGATGCTATGGTTGCCATTATCAGAGATGGGGATAGAAACGTGCTTCGTATCCTTTCTTCCGGAATTAAACAGTCAAATGCTGATTTAGCCAATAAGCCTACCTATGAGGAAGGGGAAGAACCGAAGAAGTTCTTTATCTCTTTCCGGTACAGGGTAGCTACAGCCGGAACGCTGACAATAGGATTTCCCGGTCAGAACCTGCATTTCACCGAACGTCTTGAACCGAATGAGGAATACGCAATGAAAGAGTATTCCGGCACATGGGACGGAACGGGTGATTTCGAGTTGAAGTTTACGGGGGATATATACATACATTCGCTGGCATTGACCGATAATGCCTACGAGGATATGATAACAAAGTTCGAGACCCAGCTAAGCCAAACCAATGAAAAGATTGAAGCTGTGGCAAAAAGAACATCCAATCTTGAAAGCAAAAGCGCGGGATGGTTAACCACTGCGGATGGTGTCAAGATTTGGGCTGCTGCGGAGTTTGAAAATGGAGTAAAAGCTTCGTCCTTGTTTAATGTGTCGGCGGAAAGTATAACGTTAAAGTCGCAACATATTAAGTTGGAAGGTATAATTACCGCCAATGGAAATATCAAGATACACGAAGATGGCTCTATCGAATGTCATAATGGCTCTTTTACGGGAGATATAACAGCAGATAGCGGGTATATCGGTGCATTCAAAATAACCGACAGAGGACTTGAAAACGAAAAGGAAAATCCGACTGCGACATTGAGGATAGGCAAGAATGGTGGAAAATTTTTTGAAGTGAATGTCTCTTCCGGGGCAATGTGCGGTATTCGTGGAGATGGGATTACGGCACTTAGTCTGAGTGCCTACGGTGACCATTCAATCGGTGTAAGAGTAATGGCTCAGGCTGGATATGATACTTGTGCGATAGAAGCATTGGGCAATGTAGAATTAAATGCCAGGAGCGGTGAATCGGTAAGAATAAACAGATTGCAGGCTTCCGGATTTGCTGCGGGCGTCCGCAATTTAGGCAGCAGTATAATGTCTGCCCCACTGAGCTATACAGTCAGTGATACCGATGATATTATCATATATGGAGGACCGGATATAAGCTTTGACCCTACCCTGTTTCTTCCAAGTTCGGCTGTTACGGGTCGGATTGTATATTTGAAGAACCAATTGAACCGGAATGTTTGGGTAAAAGGAAACCTAATGAATGCCAATAACAGAGGCACAACGAACGCTTCTTCAATCAATCAAATATCCTGCTTTTTCGTTTTTGACGGCAGTTATTGGGTTCATTTTTACTGTGGATAATACTAATAATTATAACTCATGAAAAAGATAAATTTTAAACAATTACTGATTGCTACGGACATTACCCGTAAGCATTGTGAAAATATAGATTGTAGAGAGAATTTTGCGAATGTATTATACCGGAACGGTAACGGTATCGCATCGCATGCACTCGCTTTGAAGATATACAACTCCAATGAAGAGACAGAGTATAGTGATGAAGAAGTATCCCTGATACAAGAGCATGCAAATGCTTTTTGCAAACCTTTCTTCATTGACGCGCTCAATCGTGCTATCAACAATCAACCGGAAGAAGTAACCGATAAACAGGAATAATTATGGCTTGGACAGAACAGGATTATCAAGAAATAGTTGCCCGCCTTAAAACAGAGTCGCAAGGTGTTGGTGACGTCCCTAATGCAGAAACGCTTACTGGCATAAGTTCTCTGCCCGCATATCAAGAGAAAGACGGCGAGGACATTATTGTACGTGCCCCACTTGAATTGTTAGCTGCTCCCGCTTTGGATGCCGCTGATAAGGCAAATGCAGCCGCTACTAAAGCAGAAGAGAACGCCACAGCAGCACAGACAGCCGCAAATTCCGCCAATGAGAAAGCAGGACTGGCGGCACAAGCTGCATCCGATGCCAACGCAGCTAAAGAAGGAGCAGAAGCGGCTACCCAATCCGCAAACAACGCTGCATCCAATGCCGAAGAGAAAGCCACCGCCGCTAATACAGCCGCCCAAGATGCCGAAAAGGTTGCCAACAATCCGACATACATCGGCAAAGACCACTATGTCTATGTGTATAACAAGGATACGGAAAGTTTCGACAAGACGGATATTTATTGCAAAGGCGAACCGGGAAGCTCTTTCCGTGTGGCTGGTGAATACGATACCCTTGAAGCCTTGAAATCTGCCGTTCCCGACGGTTCGGCAGTTGACGGGTTCATGGCTGTAGGCACGGGAGCCCCTTATGATTACTACGCATGGGTGAACGGTGAATGGGTAAGCCAGGGGAAGATAGGCGGCATAGACGAAGCGCCAACTGACGGCAAGGCATACGGTCGTAAGAATGGGGATTGGGCGGAAGTTCCCGAGCATTTAAATCTTACATCAGAGAATTTAAACGATATAAATGGAGCGGGGTTTGCTACGCAGAAAAGCCCTACTGATTACACATCACCTGAAAATAATTATCCTATTAATGAGAATGGAGCATTGATTTTCGCAAACGCCAATTATGGTCATTCTAATCAAATCTATGGCTCTTATCTAACTAATAGATGGTTTGCAAGAGGTGGTGGTAATCAACAGGGCGTTAGGACTAATTGGAAAGAGTTTGCATTTACGGACGACGTCCTCACCAAGACCAACACTTCATCATTCACCCCTACGGGCGATTACCAGCCTGCAACGAAGAAGTATGCGGATAATATCAATTATGGTAAGGTTATTAACGTTTCTGTGGGCACTTATCTTGTTACCAATAAAAACGAAAAAGACAGGGAAGCAATAGACCTTATAAACACCATCTTTGGTTCGGTTGATAATCTGAAAGAAATAATCCAGGATATTATAGCGAACCACACCAAGTATTATTTTCACAGTTATAATAGCAAAGATAATTGTATTGAACTTAGTAGCATTTACTCTTTTCACAACCCTGAAACTGAAGAATATAACTTGCAATGCAATATCAGTTATTATACTAATAACGGTCCTGTTTCCAAGCGTATGGGATTTAAACTAATGCCCAATGATGAAGACTGCGCTGCCTCTATAGAAGATATACTCACTTCCGATAATCTACAAAGAGTTGTTAAACGTACTAAAACTGAATATGATAGTATCGGTACTAAAAACGAATATACAATGTATGCTACAACAGATGCTTGATATGAGAGATAAGAATTTAGAGCGGAAATATAAACCCTGATATTAAAAAATGGAGATAGTTAGATATGGTTAAAATTGGAGCTACATCTATTAGTAATCTTGCTGTTGGAAATAAAAATATTGATTTGCTTAATATCGGCAATGCCATTTTTTATGCTGGCTATCCTTATCCTTGTGTTGGTGAGAATAATTTAACCCCCATTACTCTTCAGCAATACATAGAGTTGCCTTATTTTGGAGACCCGCAAAATTTTCAAGTAGCCCTATATTTTTCAAAATATATAGAAAGTTTTGAATATAGAATTGTATTACCTGGAATAGATAGCGGTTTTAAAGTTTGTCCTCTTAATGAGCAAGTAGTTCCTGATGTTTACGGTTTTGTCACGAATTACGGTAATTATGCTGTTTTATTAGGTATGTGTGCTCCTCGTTATATTGCCAACGAAACGAGCGCTCCAACGATGCTTACTGAATTTAAAATTGATGGTAAATTATACAGCTATAATTATATAAGAAAGTAATTATAAGAATTGAATTTAACTTATTTGATTATGAGAGTAAAAGTATTTTATGAAAACTGGTTTGCGAAACTTATCCTCTTTGGCGGCTACACAACAATCATGCTCTTCGGCTTCATCCTTACGAAGCTGAAAGAGTTGTCCGAAACAATCATACGCCATGAACGGACACATCAGAAACAGTTCTTCGAGTGTATGGAGATAGCGGCTATCCCGTCCGTATTATTGTCATTCCATGTCAGTGCATGGTGGCTGTTACTTATCCCGCTATTCTACTACATTTTGTATTTGACAGAATGGTTTGTGAGCTTTATATACCATCTGTTTACAGACAGCAAGATTGGGGACGGTAAGGTCAATAAAAACGCTTACCGTGCGAGCGCATTTGAGATGGAAGCCAAACTCAACCAGGATAATTCGAACTACTTGAAAGAACGTAAATGGGGAGCGTGGTTCCGCTATTACGGTAAGATATGAAAATCCCGTCCTACTCTCACGAGCAAAACGGAATGACAGTAGTTCGCTTATTTGATAAGAGACACAAAGATATGAATAATTGACAAATAACGATAAGATGAAGAATAACATTATTACCCAAAGCATACCGGGTGGTTTCTCGGTAATAGCAAGCAGTTTTATTGCACAGTCATTGGAACACATGATACCGTGGCTGATAGTAACATTTTCAGTCGTTGTATGCGATTTAATGTTCGGGATAAGGAAATGCTTGCTATTGGGTGAAGAATTTCGGTTTTCAAGTGCCGTGCGCCGTACTATGGGTAAAATGGTGACATACTTTGCCTTTGTTTGTATGGTGGTGATGATAAACATTGCTTCCGGCAATAAATGGAATATTGATGTGTATTCATGCTTGTTTGTCTGCTTCATAGAGTTCTGCTCTATCATAAGCAATATCTTGAAGCCAAAGGGATATAATTTTAACTTACTGAAAGCGTTGGGATTGTTCGGAAAGAAAGTGCTCGATGTCGAGAAAGAAGATATGAGTGAAATAATAACTAAAGATAAGGAGTAACAAAATGAAAAAGAAACTGATTATCGCAGCGATTGTTATCGCTATCATCGTGGGAGTTATGCTGTACATGCACTACACCCCGTTTTGGGTGAACCTGACTACTGTTGCATCATTCGGTGTCGGTGTTGTTGCCGGATGGGTGGCTCATGTGGTTTATGACAAATATTTCAAGGAGGATGTGCAGAATGAAAATATTGATTGACAACGGGCACGGAAGTAACACTTCGGGCAAGTGTTCACCGGACGGAAGATTGAAAGAGTATGCGTATACCCGTGAGATTGCCATACGTTTGGAAGCCGAATTGCGCAAACAAGGCGTTGATGCCGAACGTATCGTCAAAGAGGAAATAGACGTTCCTCTATCGGAGCGTTGCCGTAGGGCGAACGAATACAAGGCAAGTGACACAATCCTCGTATCTATCCACTGTAATGCAGCGGGAAGCGGCTCTGAATGGATGCAGGCACGTGGTTGGGAAGCGTGGACTTCGGCAGGTCAGACGAAAGCCGATAAATTAGCTGATAGCTTATATGTGGCAGCCGGACGACTTTTGCCGGGTATGAAGATACGCAAGGATATGACGGATGGCGACCCTGATAAGGAAAGCGGGTTCTACATTTTGAAGCACACGAAGTGCCCGGCAGTCCTTACAGAGAACCTATTCCAAGACAATAAGGAAGATGTTGGCTTCTTATTATCGGAAGAGGGGAAGCGGGCAATAGTGGACTTGCATGTGCAGGGAATTGTGAACTATTTGAATAACTCTAAAAAGTAAACATCATGGCAGCAGAAGTTTTATCATTTCAACAAGAAGAAGGCAAAACAGCGTATTACGCAACGTTTGTCAGTGACGGTAATCCCGTTACCATACAGATAAAGAACAAGGGCGGAATGGTGACTGTATTTGCCAATATCGAGGGCATGAATCCTATCCCGCTTTCCCCAAATGCCAATCAAGCCTTAGGTCCTTCCAATGTGATATTTCGTCTTATTGGTATAGCGGCAGGTATGGAAATTACAATAAGAAGTGCTACGAAAGTGTCAGAAGCCAAAATGATTAAAGAGGGATAGCCTATGAAACCAATCACTATCCCCAACATCAGCATCCCGACAATCGGTATTCCTACTATCAGTATACTTACTATAGGGTATTCATATATCAAGGATAATAAACCGGGACCAAACCCATCCCCTGACGGAAAGTATTTATTATTGTCGGATGGCACTCCGTTATTGTTGGCTAACGAAGAACCAATATTACTTACAAATAACAAAAAATAAAAAGATATGGCAGAAGGATTACAAATAGGAGAACTCCCTCAAAAGGAGAACTTAACCGGAAACGAGCTGATACCTTTTCAGCAAGGTAGTAGCAACGGCTCAATGAGTACCGCTACATTGAAGAAATACATCGGCACTGGTGGTGGCACTGGTGGCAGCACTGACTATATGAACTACATCACCGAGTATAATGTTTCCGTCCAGCATCCTACTTCGGGAATTGACGGGAGTAACAAGTACAGTCTGGAAGGCGCCATTGCCCAAGTTCCGCAGGAACTTAGAAATATCGGATTGAAGGTGTCGTTCATAAATTCAGTTGGAAAAGTAGAAACGTGGGAGTTCCAGGGTGGAACATTCACAAGCATTGATAATTGGATTCGGCAAGCACTGAATGTGGATGTTGAAAACATATCTGTGAATAAAATATCCTCCGATAAAATAAAATCAAATAAAACGATTGATAATTCGGGCAATATTATTTCTTCAGAAGGAAGATGTGTTGTTGACGGCTTTGATATAGGTGACATGGATTATCTGTATACAAATTGTTATGGAATCTATTTTTACAAGAAAACAGAAAACGGCCTTACTTATCTAAATTGGAAGAGAGCCAATGCCGCCACGGGTAGAAATATAAGTAAAATTCCCAAGGAAAAAGAGTCTAATTACTGTAGGTTATTATATACAACCGAAGTTCCTGGTAAATATTTTTCGGGTAAAGAGAATTTTATTTTTACAGAATTTGGAGTTGCAGAAGTTCCTATTTTGGATTATAGCAAAAACTTAATAACAGAATCAATTCTAATCAAAGGATACAATACAACCAATGGTTCTCTATCTGTCAATGAGGAATATAATACGACTCAACTTATAGATATAAAAGATGCAAAAACTGTTTTTACAAATGCTTATTCCGTAGCATTGTTTACATCAGATGGTTCATATATTGGATATACCGGCAATCAGACAGATTCATTTCGGGAACTTAAAATAAACCAAAGCCCAGCCTATAGATACGCTGTCTTTAACTTTAACAAGAATACTCATGCTTTTGTTTCATTACATTATTTCCCTTGTAATCCCAATTCTATTGATATGGATTCAACTATGAATCATGATGAGATACTTCGTATGGCTTTCTCCGGAAAGAAAATGACATCGTTTGGCGACTCAATTGTAGAACTGGCTTCATGGCAGAAGTATGTATGGAAATATTTTAATATGGCTGACCATTATAACAGAGGTATTGGTGGGTCTAAGGTTACATCAGTTGGATATAAAAACAAACTTGTTGATGAATCTGGATATTATCATGCAAGCAATCCTTCAGAGGGGACAATATCAATAAAGGATTATATGTGTGGAGATGAGCGGGTATCTACTATACCGCTTGATACTGATATATTGATTATTTATGCATCAGCAAATGATATTTCAGGTAGTGTTGAAATAGGGAGTATAGATGATGGAGATGAGACACATTTTTACTACGCTTATGCCTTAATGATAAGAAAAATCATCAAAAGAATCCCCAACGCTAAAATTTTTGTATGTACGCCTCATAACTTTTATAATAAGTATGAAAATGCGGATTATCCATACAAAAATAATCAGAATCTAACTATATTAGATTACTGTAAAGTCATAAAAGATATTGCGGCAATATATGGCATTCCTGTCATAGATGTAAATGGGTTAAGTGGAATATCAACTTTAACAATAACCAAAGATTTGGGCGACCAAGTTCATCCTAATAATATCGGAGGGCAGAAAATAGCCAATGTTATAATCAATACACTTATAAGATTTGCTCCAATTAGTCTACAGGAACCACGGATAGAAGATATATTTCATTAACTAAATTTGCATAATGCTAACTCAAAATATGAAAAATAACATCTTAGGTGCGGTGGTCTATCTATCCACCGCCATAGTATTCGGCAGTAGTACAGCATTGCTGATGCTCTTTATCAAGGAGAACAGCGACCGTTGCCACTACTATAACGGCAAGTGGAACAAAGCAGACTTGCTATGTGGTGTAGCTGCAATATGTGCAGGTATGGTTGTTAATCATTATCTGTTGAAGTTATGAAGAAGTTAGTGTATATAGTATTTCTTGCGTTGACGGTGTATTCCTGTAGAACGAGGACTGTTTATATGCCGGTTGAGACAAAGGTTCTTGATAGTGTGATTTTCCATGATACGACATTTCAAGAGAAGCTGATACCGTACAAGGACAGCGTATCTGTTGCCGATACAACGTCATTCCTTCGCAATCCGTATGCCTACAGCTATGCTTCATTTAGCAACGGGATATTGAACCATTCATTGGGCATTTATCCTCATGCTACGGTAACGGTCAAAATGCCGTATTTTATCGAAAAGATAAGAAGGATTGAAGTGCCCAAGCCTTATCCGGTAGAGAGGGAACTGTCATGGTGGGAAAAGTTTAAAATCAATTACGGTGGTGCCAGCATTTCGATAAATCTGACATGTGTTTTATTCGTAATTGTTTGGCTCCCCATAAAGATAAGAAAGAAATTAACGATGTAGAAGTTGGCTTGTAGCTGACACTCTTTCGGGGCTTAGAGTAAAAAGAAAGCCCCCAACGTTCAAATAATTATTGCCACATAAAAATTTGAAAAAAGCATAAGACACCGCACGTTGGAGGCTTTAATATCTTCAACACGGTATCTTATGCTTTGTTCGTATATAATCAAATATTTTATGTGGCAGGGCAAAGATAAATATAAAATTCAGAAAAACTATGTGTAAGTCAGAAATCTTTGCCGAAACAATCAATCTTGTGGCGCAGGAGACCGAAATACCCGCCAGCCGAATACTATCTTCGGATAAGGATACGGAAACCGTAGACGCCCGCTATCTGCTTGTACAGTTGCTTGTTGAAAGGGGAATGTACCCTTCACAGATAGCTCCTAAAATTCACAAGACCAAACGCGCGATAAACTACATGATTTCCAATTTCCAGGAACGTATGGAAGGCGGGAAAATGTTGAGAATATATTGGGAAAACATTAGGAAAGCGTTGGGAAACAACTGATTTCATGGCAGATTGCGTATTTATACTTTTGTGATGCGGTTGATTTTGACCGTAATACAAAATATAAATCTCTATGGAAAGAACGTATGTCTTCAACCAAGACGGGAACAACGGAAATGGTGGCGGAAGCAAATTCGACATCATGGCTATGTTGCCCAACTTGATGGGAAGCAAGGGTGTAGACCCCGGCCTTCTCGCTTTACTGAACCAGGGACGTGGCAGCCAAGACCAATGGGGCGGCTCGTGGTGGTTCATCTGGATTATCCTTTTGTGGTTCTGTTGGGGCGGCAACGGCTTCGGCAACCGCTTTGGCAATGGTGGCGGTCTACCTGCCGAGCTTAACGGTGATGTCGGTCGTGAATACCTGATGTCAGCCATTCAGGGCAATGGCAATGCCATCAACCAGCTTGCTTCTTCTTTGAACTGCTCTACCCAACAGTTACAGAGCGCCCTGTGCAACATCCAGGGACTTATCGCCAATGTGGGCAATCAGGTGGGCATGTCAAGCCAGCAAATCATCAACGCATTCCAGTCCGGAAATCAGGCTGTTCTTACTCAGATTGCAGATTGTTGCTGCAAGACTCAGAACGCCATTACCACAATGGGCTATGAGAACCAGCTTGCGATGTGCAATCAGACCAACGCGCTTGTCAACACAGCCAATCAGAATGCCCTTTCATTGCGTGACGGTGCGACCGCCAATACCAATGCTATCCTTGCAAAGCTGGACGCCATGCAGAACCAGGCATTGCAGGACAAGATTGCGGCTCTTACAGCAGAAAAAGCCACTTTGACTGCTGAAATCTCCCAACGTAACCAGAATGCTACTATCCTGAATTCAGTAGGACAACAGATTGCTCCTTTGGCAGCAGGCTTGCAGGCATTGCAGTCCGATGTCGATGGAATAAAATGCAAGATGCCTAACACCGTTCCGGTTGTTTACCCTAATATTCAAGCCATCAACACAGATTGTTTCCGTGCTGCGGCTTTCGGTGCTTACGCCGGTGATGCAATGTATGGACGTGGCGGTTGTGGTTGTAACAACTACTGGGGTTAATTCCGGTAAGAAAGGGGGTAATTATGTGGCCTAACTTTTTTACAGGATTTCCTTTCTTGTTCCCTACTATTGGAAGGGCTAATTTCAATACCCTTCCTACGGTAGCCGTAACGGTCGGCACGGAGAACGTGACTTTAGAGCTGCCTAACCATGCGTTCCGTAACAGAAGCTATGTAGGCGGTTTCTATGTCAGTCTCCGCCAGGCGATACCTGCCGGTACGACTGCTACACTCCCGATACTGATAGGGACTAATGGGGATACAAGACCGTTGCTGGCTTACAACAATGAGCCGGTGACTGTCGGCAACCTTGCCGGAACGGGTATCTACGAAATCCACTATAACAAGTACACCAACGAACTGTTCCTTGTTAACGGTGGGTATCGTCCGACAACCGCATCGACACCGACTCCGACAGCAGAAGCAACCGCTCAAAAGAGCAAGTAGTTAACATGGGGCTTTGTGGTTATTTCCAAAATGGGAATAGCCACACCCCTTTAAAATCAAACCAATATGTTTCAATCACTTCGTACCAATAACCAGTTGTATATACTTCATAAGGATGCTAACCCGTTTATCGAATACGGTCCGGTAGTCAGCGTTTCCGCTCCTAAGCCGAAATATCCTATGGCATCCCCTATGGGACAGTTGCCCCAAATGGAAATGGTTGTGGATGTCGTTGTCTGTATCAACGGGCAGAACACGACTTTCCAAAATCTACCTGCCGGCATGGATATAGCCGACTTCGGGCAGAACGGCAATATCGTAGTGTCATGCTCTCGTGATGCGATGAATAACGAGGTCGCTTCTATGAAACAGAAAAGCATAGACATCATCAACAGCATGGACTTCCACAATTCCGTCATTGCGGGATGTGACAAGATGCTGACGCTCTTGAACCCCGAATTTGCAGAGAAACAACGTCAGGAACAGGAAATATCCTCTCTGAAAGGGCAAATGGCAGAAATGAGCAAAAATATGTCCGACCTTATGGATTTGAACAAACGGCTTATGGAACAGCTCGGAGTTGCTGAAACATCTAAAACAAAGAAATAATATGGGAATGTGGGAAATATTGGAAGAAGGACGCGGAGAATATGACCGTGACTTCGGTATGAGAGGCGGTAATCCTATGGAAGAAGCCTATAGAGAGGGTTGCCGTCATGGTTACGAGAGAGCCATGCGTGAGATGCAGGGCGGTGAAATGGGCTATCGTAACAGCGGTGGTTCACGCGGTGGAAGCTATAGCGGCGGCTCGGATATGGGAGAACGTCGTATGCCGGGTTACTTCCCGGAATATCCGGTTTACAACGAACGCCGCGATTCACAGCCTTACGGTGATGATATGGGCGAACGCAGACGCAGACGCGCCAACGGAGAGTTCATGTAATGGAGAGGGGATTATTCCCCTCTTTTGCCAATCACTTAAAATCAGGAAAATATGAAACAAAGATTAGATACATACGACAGAATACCGCCTGCAATGGCTGACTATCTCAGCCAGTACGGATGGCATTTCAGCAAGAAGATGTGCCTATGGGCTGTTTCCCGCATGAAGATGGAAAATAAATCTACGGGTAAAGAAGAAAAGCTGGAGCCAATCAGCAAAGAGCAGGTAGAGGAGCTTCTGAAAAAGTACAGTGTAAACCTGGAGAAGGATGCAGGGTACGACAGTGTTTACGTGGCAAACATGGCGAAGTCGGATTACTACAAAAGTTCTATCACTGACGAAGCCCATCTCGCATTGTTCATTAAGGATTACATAGATGATGTGGACGCTTACAATGGAATGCCTTTCACTCGGTTCTATGCCGACTGCATAGGCTCCGGCAATCCTATCATGTGGGAACAGATGATGTAGCCTATGATAATACAGGAATTTTACATACCGGATTATAATTGGGAAGTAAGGGTATATTATGCGGTGGACTGCTATTATACCGACCGTATCATCGCCGACCTTCAGCGGGTTGGATGCAGGGGGCTGGATTTGGTGAATGCCTATAAGAACATGCGCTCCTGCAATCTGAATACGGGTATCACTTACTCCAATATCCGAAACAGGCAAACCGTAATGGTTATAGCCCTTACTTCTTCCCCGGCAGAGTTTCAAAACTCTTTCGACCATGAAAAGGGGCATCTATGCCGGCATATCTCACGGGCGTTCGGCATCGACCCATACGGGGAAGAGGCGCAGTACCTTAGCGGATATGTGGGACAGAAGATGTTCCCGGTAGCGAAGAAATTTTTGTGTGAACATTGCAGACGTAGCTTATGTGGAAAATAGTACAAGCCATTTTATCAGGCAAATCCCGGGAAGAAGTATATAACATGCTTTCTCCCGAACAGAAAGAGACGCTGAACAGCCTTGCCGCGGCAAATGGTATAAACCGCCAACAACGTAGAAAACTTGAACGTGATGCGAAAAAGGGATTACATAGATGAACTGCTTGAATTGGCGGACAATGTCCTTTACATGGACTATTGCCGCCTTTTCCGGGTTATCCAATGGAACGTTTAGAACGCTTTGAACGGATTCTCCATTGGGCTATACCGCTTGCTGTTTTGGTGAGGGTATTAGCTTGGTGTCTCTAATTCTTTTACATCCTCTAAAGCCTTATATAGCACATATAGCGTACCCATGTGACATTTGAACAAGTCGGTAACACCTTCCTCTACGTATTGTGCGTAATCAAACACCAGTTCGATAAGCTCCCCTCTAAGTTCTTCGGGTGTTATGCTATGTTTGAATAATTCGTCTATTGCGCTAAGGTCGTATTGCTTCTTAGCAGGTATTGTATTTCTTTCCATGATGAATATTTGTTTAGTCTTTTAGTAAAAGCCCGCCCGGAATAGGTACGGGCAGGGCTTGGCAATAGGGTTAGGCTGCTTTAGATTCTCTCACCATATTGGATATGATGTTGTATATCTTATCAAGGAAATGATTTCTCTCCGCTATTTCAAGTTTGGATTCGTCTCGTCTTGCTTTCTTGTAGTTCCGTATGGAGATATGGTATAGGTAATACAGCTGGTCATAAATCTTGTGCCATACGTCTTGCTGCCTTATATTCATGGCGGATGCGTATTTGTTTACCAGCTGCCGGATGTTGTCACGCATAGACAGCTGCGGCAATTCTTCCGAAGACATAGCCACTGACAATAAGAATTTCCCGTTTTCTTCCCGTTCTTTCTTTATTTCCGCAATCTCATTCTCTATATTCTCTATCCGTTTCTCGTATTCGAGGTTTATGTTCGCTTGCATTGCAAACATCTGTGCGGAAGAAAGATGCCGTTTCAATGCGTTTTCCATAGAGTTGAATGCTGCGATGTATTCCAATTTAAATTTTAGGGCTTTCTTACCAGTGAATCCCATTGCCAAAAGAGTGAACCCGTCTCGGTTCATTATAAATCGTCTTGCGGATTTCACCCCTCCATTGGGCTGTGGAACATCTTCTGTATATTCCACGAACATGTCCCGAACTTTTGCGTCACATTCATTATCAGCGTTTTGCAATAAATTATCTATTGCTCTTACTACATCGTTTGGCTCTTTGCCAAACTTTTCAGCAACCAAAATACTATTGGTTAACACTTGGTCATTTTGACCTTTAAAAACTAATTCATTTGCCATTTTTGTAACGTTTTATGGCATTGCAGAAAGAAGACGGTCTGCAATTAACCCGCCGTTACACATACCTAAGAGGCAGTTGGGAGGCTATTAACTCTCCACACGGGTTTGCAGACCGCTATAATATACAGCGTTAGCTTACAAGCATAAAAAATGCCTGCATAAAGCAGACAACCGTCCGCCTCTTAATATGTGTAACGCTGCAAATATACCTCTAATTTCTATAACGCCAAATAAAAAACTTAATATTTTACTTTTCTACCCCATATCATCGCGTTATACAACGAAGTGGCATACATCTTAACTTCTTCCTTGCTCTCAAGGAAATCAACCTTAGAAGCTGCTATCATAGCCTCTGTATAAATCTCTTTGTTTAAAATATTATTCTCTTTCATATTATCTGCATTTAACTTTTGTAAGTCCATACTTAGCCAATCTTAGATATATTGTCCTCACACTCACATCCAACATTTCAGCCATTCTGCGGGGTGGTATCTTTTCTTCCTTGTACAACTTGGTAATGTTTTCTTCCGAAAGTGGGTCGACAAAAGGTTTCTTCGGTTCTGTTATCCCCATCCGTTTACGTGCTTTCGCTGCATATGCTTCATTCTGTTTGTCTTTTGTGACGTAAATAACAGTGGTCTTGTTAAGGCGTAGAGGGAATAGTCTTCTTTCCACTTCCTTGTGTTGTTCGGCAAGGCTTTCTACATCCCCGTTGACCGTAGTGTCAATCTTCTTGTATTTGTCCGGGATGCGGGAGTGTCTGTCTCTGATTATTCTGTCTGCTTTTCTCATTGGTTCAATATTTTAATAGCTCGCTCAACATCATCTTTCGACAATCCCAATAGGGTATCAGTCTTTACAAAGTGTTCAGCTTGCTCAAGAAGCATATCGCTATCATCATCCAGTATCACGTAATTAAAATCAACCCCAATATCTTTATAGTTCCAATTTTTCCCATTTTCAGAGTGGATATGAGTGTCAATCCATTGTTTTATCTCAACTCCACGAGGAATGCTAAGATGAATACCTTGCATAATGTAGGCATACGCTCTTATAGTTACTCCTATAATCCTATTTGCGTATGGAAACGGGAAAGGAACCAAATGCCCTATGGTAGTAAGCTTGCATTTCGTATCTTCTACCGTGTTTCTTCTCCAAGACGAAGAAATGACAATTTTGGCATCCGTAGCATCTATAATCTTGCCAAGTAAATCACACGCATCCTTATCAAGTGCATAATGTGACTTTTTCGTGGAAATTACTCCGTCTATATCAAGAAATATAATTTTCATGTTCAATGTATTATACTAAATTTATGATACCACTTGTCCGCATGGCTGAACCATCCTATAATAAATGATTTACCGAAGAGGGTTGCTTTGTATAGTTTACTCATATGCCTATTTCTTTTGCGTAGCGTTTCAATTCTCCAATGGAAAATAATCTCTCTTTCTCGTAAATCCCGGCTGCACTATGTTCAAGACTACATCCATTGGAATAATGCCACCCTTCAAGGAATAGCACAGCATCGCATTGAAGAAGGGCGGTAATATCCCTGCCTATATGCTCTTCATAACTCGTGTCCGGATTTGAAGACACCTCTAAGGGAGATACCGCTTCAAAACCAAGTTGTTCTATAAACTCGGAAGCGGATTTGCATCTTTTCTCAACATCTTTTATGTCATACCCGGTGATAGGCAGACTGATATATATTTTCTTTTTACTCATGTGTTTCTTTGTTCTTTAATTTATCAAGGAACTTGCTATCTCCCGAATAATCCGCACCGATAGCCTTTTTACTTTCAACAATCTGTTCCAAAAGGGTTATAGCTTCCTTTTTCACTTCTTCTACTTCATTATAACCGCAGGCTTTATCAACCAACTGCTCCATAGTCGATTTAGGCTTGGAAAGCTGTTCTTTGAGCTTGTTTAATCTCCAGTAGCAGTAATCAATTGTGGCGACGTGTTCTAAATTACTCATAGTTGCTTTTTCAATAATTCCGGGCTGTCGTAAATATTGCCTGCATATCTAATCCCGAACATATCTATCATTTGTCCTATTGGCTTATTTCCAAGATTTTGAGACAGAACTTCTAATAGCACAAAAGAACCGATTTTATCACTATACACTACTTCACATAGTACACCAGTGCATTCAACCAAATCATGCTCATATATTTCTCTATCATTGTATTTAACTCCCGTGAACTGCCCAACAGTTTCAGCCCATACGTCATCGCACCGGCAGTTTTCCGGAGAATATATCTTTGCCTTGTCTGTGAAGATAAGTCCGTTTTCGCCCCTTCCGGCAGTATAGAAAAAAGAGAGAAATCCATATATCCATTTCCCCGTATCAGTACTTTTCCCTCTGAATTTTATTTCACGTTTCATAATCAATACTTTTTTCCATGTTTGTTTTCTCTCAATTCATTGTATCTCATCTTCTGATTGATATGCCATATAAGGTCTATATTAGAAAATTGGCAATACTTAATCAACCCGGCAAGAGCGAAACATATCCTTTTTCCCAAACCTTCTACATCGTTAGTTAGTAGGAGTGTAAAACCAAAACAAACCTCTGTAAATCTGAATCCGGATTTGAGGCTCACAAATTCATCGGCAATTTCATTCGTATCAGACAAATCTATACCTCTCAATCCGGCAAGGTCAAGCAGGCGGATTACAGCATCGGCAAGTTCATCGGGAAGTGTATCTTTTACATTCTTTTCAAAGGAACACTTAAATCGCTTTTCTTCTTCCACTAATGCAGGATAGCGATTATAGTCCATTTCAAAACGTGATTTACATTTCTTTCCTAATCTTCCCTTTCTATCTGCTTCCACGGCTTCCATAAGCTCGGATATTACAAGGCAAAGGCAATGTTCGTTACTCAATTCTTCATCGTGGAAACCGTGGTCGCAAGCGGTTTTATAGGCGCGGTCGCGCAGTTCATTTAAATCCATATTTATTCTGTTTTGAGCCATACGGCAGACGTCCAACCGCCGTATGGCAATATTTATTTCTTCATTAACCCAATGCGCTCTTTCAAAGTAAGAAGGTAGTAGTGCATCTGTACTTTTTGAACCTCCATTAAAGTGACCTGATTTTCACCAGCTATTTCAACAGCATCTTTTCGGCCAAGAAACAGGGCTAACTTATTATGTTTGTCCATCAACTCATTATATTCGATATACATACGGTCAAGAGGAGTATCAGCTACCTTGTATGCCTTTTCAAATACATCTTTAGGCGACCAACTTTCATATCCATCTTCATAACGAACATGATAACCCTCATCGTCAAAATTTTCGGTTGACGGCTTTTCTCTGAGGAGATGTTTTCCCCACGCATCACCTCTTGTCATAGACTCGGCTTCAATCTGTTTTGTTCCAATATACTTTTTCATATCAATATGGATTTTACAAAGCCCGTCCAAGGCTATTTAATTTATTTCTCTTGTCGTAATTACTCATACGGGGGCATTTCCCGTCACACCGCATGTTCACATACATATTACTTGCCATACTCGATATGAATGACTTTTTGTAGCATTGTCCACTGTAGGGGCTGTAATGCTTGCAGTGTTCCTGGTATTCTTTTCTATTCATAGCTTTTACATATAAATTGTCTAAAAGGGTAAAAACGATAAAATGTGCACCTTACAAATTGGTTGTCAAACGCTTCCTTTGAATACTTGCATTTGGAACAGCATTTATTTAGAGTGCCTATATTTAATCTTATGTTATCCATTATTAACCCTCTTCACATTTAAAAGATAATTTTTCAAGTTTCTCAATCTGCTTACGAAGAGAAGCGATTTTCCTAATCTTCATTTCTTCCGCCTTTTTCAACGCTTCGGATTTATCGGTGAATGCGTTTTCCCCTATACGGAAGTAAGAACATAAACCATCCCTTACATATTCTCTATCTTCAAATCTACTTCTAATAATATCTGTTTCTATCTCTTTAATACCTTCTGTTAAGGCATACTTTGTTATAAATACTTTTGCCATAGTTGTAATCATTTATAAGGTTAAAGTGAATTAAGAGAGGCAGCGGACACGGGGCGAACCCAATCGTCACTGTCCTGAATGTTGTCGTATCTAAAACCGTCGCCCCAACTGAGAATAAAATTGCGTTTGTTTCCTTTTCTCGTAGAACACCAATACCAGTCATCTTTCACTGGTTGTTTTCCGCAGATAGCTAAGGCTGCATTCAGCATAACCTTATGTTCATACCCTAAGACACTCTCTTGTAGTGTAGGAATGCGCCAACTTAATCCACATAAGTCCAATGCTATGACTTTCTCAGCAATTTCGCTTCCGGATGCAGCCAATGCTTTGGTATTGCCTATTCCATCGGTATCCTTCATGCCTTCTTCTGTGGTTGGATATATCTTTCCTGTTTGCTCTTTCTCCCAATCAAGAAGAATATGGGTATCATTATCCATATCTTCCGGATAGAAGAATAAAGCATTGCCATCATGGATAATAACTGCACATTGTGCCTGTTCGTTTTCTTCATGCAGTCCCCAAAATTTAGGTTTTACAAAATTCTTATTGACGGTAAAGATGAATACACCATTACCTACATTTTCTTTTGTGTAAATTCCTTTGCTCATAATCATATAAGTTTTAATATTTCTCAAAATTTGGGATTTGTAAATAGAAAGAGTTTCGAGACATGGGAAGCCAACACTTTTGCTCCTCATTGCACGTATTCCAATTATCTTCCCCAAATTCATCATTTAATGCTTCCACTATCTTATAGGCTACATCTTTTACAAAACGAGTATTAAGTATCCTCTTGCCTTTAATAACGATTGTAGGTGTATAGAGTGAAATTTTATACTCCCCACCGTTTTCTATCGACCAGCTACCTTGTGCTACTGTAATGTGCGGATTGGTTTCATTCTTATACTCTTGTACTATACTTAGATAGCCATTAAAATAGTTGGCTATTAGTTCCGACTTATATACTTTTAGCCCCGTTGCTTTTTCTAAAAGTTTTCTAAGCCTATAAGCATCATTTACAACAGGGTCCATTCTCATATAAGTTTTAACGCTTCTTGTATCCCGGCTTCCAGTGCTTCCTCGTAGGTGTCATATACTTTATAGCCATTCCCTTTGTTTATTTCGTTCTCCATCCAGTCGCTTTCTTCTGTTGGAACATTGAAATCACAAAAAGAAAG